CGTACTGCGGTGGCCACGCCCACGGCTTGTAGGCTTCGCTGAACCACAGTTCGTTGCCCTTGAAGGCGCACAGGATGCCGTTGGGCAGCGCCATGAGCCCCTTGAGCCCCGAGGGCGGGGCGAACCAGTTGGTCGAGGCCAACTGCTCGTTGATCTGCTCGGCCTTGGTCGTGTCGGCTAAGGTGAAGGCGCCGGACTGCGTGAGCACGCTGACACTGCCCACGTAGAAGTATTCGGCCAGCGTCGAGCCGGTGGGCGTGCGGTAGACGCGGATCTCCTTGATCGGCGCGTAATTGCCGGCCGCGTCTTTTGTGACGGTCACATTCACGCTGACCAGGGGCGAGGTCGTGACGATCGTGGGGCTGCTGGGCGGGCCTTCCTCGTTGTAGGTGTTGACGAAGGTGTAGACGTAGGCCCGGGCCTCCTTGTCGGCCTCCTTGATCGCCGTGGTCAGGGTGGCCGTGTAGGTCGTGGCGCCGCTGTCCTTGACGATGGCCAGTGACCAGATCCCGCCCGTGCTATCCAGCGAGGAATTGTCCGAGTAGATGTCGAACAGTTGCGAGTTGTCGGCGATCACGGTGGCCGTGATGCGCAACACCGGGAAGGCCTGGCTCGGCGTGGCATCGGCGGTCGTGGTGGCGTAGGTCGCACCGTCCCAGGTGTAGAGCGTGCCGGTGTCGCTGGCCTTATAGACCACACCGGATTCGCCCGCCTCGGGGAAGTCGTCGCGGGTCGAGAAGGACACCTGACGGCTCATGACGTTGGGCGTGAATTTGTACTGTCCACCGCCGAGGGCGGTTGGTGTGATCGACTGCTCCTGGTACTTGACCCCGCCGTACTCGTAGTGAAACTTGAAGGCCAGGCTGTACTTGGTGGTGTCAGAAGCATCGGGCAGCACTACGGCCAGTGCCGGCGCCACCGACGGGCGAGGCACGCCCACGTGGTACGACGACCCGGGCGGCCCCCCGTTGACCTGCGTGCTGATCCGGCTGGCCACCTTCATTTCGGCGCCGTCGGTGAAATACAGCCGGTTGAAGGTGTCGCTCACCAGTGGCGAGCGCACCGCGTCAACGTCTGTCGTCCAGGTGTAGAAGGTCAACCCGTCGTCGGTGTAGATCGACTTCGGGTTGTTGACCATGGTGCCGACGAGAAACCCGCCCTTGGTGCTGCGCAGTTCGCCATAGGCAAAGTCGCAGTTCTGGGCGATGGTGGCCGCGTTTTCCGGCAGCAGCGACTCGGGCACCCTGGGCCGGATACCCGAGAGAATGTTGAGTTTCAACGCGGTCATAAGAATTTCTCAATTGTTTGGGCGCAGTTTATGGCGGCCTGCCCCATTTGCCTCACTGCCACGGCGGCGGCAGGCTCACCAGTGGCGGATTCACCTGCGCGGCCACTTGCTGATCCAGCCACGCCTTGTAATCGTTGATCTGGGTCGTGCCCATTTCCTGCTCCACCCACCCCTGCACAACGGCAGGCGTCAGATCCCCGAAGGGGATGAAATCCTGCACGTCGATCGGGCCGCACGGCTGGGCCCCCGTGGCCTGCGCTGTGTGGCCTAAGCCGTCGCTTGCCGTCAGTTGCCAGTGCACCACACTGACGGCATTGGTGACGTTCTGGTAAACCGGAATCACAACCAACTGCTCAAACTGCCAGGTGTAGGCATTGGGCATCTGTCAGGGCTACATCTTTAGGGTGGACATGCAGCGATTCGGATTGAACTGCTACATCACAGCGAGACAGCAGACGTCCCGGCCATGCGTTATTCCTCCAGAAGAACGCTTGGCGCTGGGGGCTCGGCCGGAGGAAGTGGTGCCGGGTTGTCGTACACCGGCACCCAAGTTTGGTTGGCTTCGTCCCAGTCGTACCACATAACACCTTCTGGCCATGGCACTGCTGGTGCAGGCACAGGGGCTTTCCACAGGTAAGAAAAGCTGTCCAAAACCCACGATGGAAACGGCTTTGGCGGGGCAAAACCCTCCCCCTCCGGCCCATTGGGGAGCCAGAGATACCCAATACCAGCGTAGTTTTTGCGGAACGCCTTTGACTGATCTGGGTCTGGAACGTTGGTGTCGGGGGTGTAGTACACCCCACCTTTTGTGTTGTAGCTGGTTTGAACCCACTTGGCCGGATCACCCCAGTTGCCTGTGTTGATCTCGGCTTGGTCAATGACCAGCACTTGCAACACGACATGGTTGTCGTCGATTTGAGCAAAGTGAGCCATAGTGCTTACGCCGTGAATGTGCCGGACGAATAAAAGTAGTGGTACGTGTACCCGCCGCTGGAAACAACAGTTCCGCCCGAGCCGCGCTGTGCGCCTGCGTAGCGGATGACGACAATACCGGAGCCGCCAGCGCCGCCGGACGAACCTTCGGCGGCTCCACCGCCGCCACCTCCGGTATTTGCGGAGCCGCTAGTAGCGGCGATGTTGTAATAGGGCGAATCTTGAAAGAAAGAACCACGTCCACCGCCGCCAGCGCCGCCGATACCCCAAACCGACGGGTTTTCTCCGCCAAGAGTTGTGTATTCGTAAAGTGCGCCGCCACCGCCGCCGGCGTATGTGACGCCGTCAACCCAAGTGGTGCCAGCGCCCCCTTGCCCTTGACCGGCAAAATTTCCTGACCGAGTCGCACCGCCGCCAGGACCACCTTTGTACCAACTGGCGCTCGCATAACTTGCGTCGCCTCCGGCTGTGCCTTGCCCGGTTGTGCCGGCTGCTCCGCTGTTTGTCCAGCCGCTTGCCGCGCCGCCGCCGCCACCGCTACCGCCAACTTTGGCCCGATTGAAGTCGTCGGCACCGCCACCACCGCCACCGCCGGTAGCTACCAATCCATTGAAACTTGAATTGCTGCCGTTGGAGCCTGCAAGCGGAGAGCTTGGATAGTTTGTCCCTGCTGCAATAGTTCCACCAGCGCCAACCGTAGCAGTCAACGCAGTGCCGCCGCTGACGGTAGCGGACCCGGTACGATAGCCACCCGCGCCGCCTGCCCCGCTAACGCCGTTGGGCGCGAAAACAGGCTGCCCACGAGAACCCCCACCAGCCACCACGAGGTACTCGATGGTGTAGGTGTTCGCCTTGCCCCACCCGTCGCTCATGCTGATCGCGCCGCTGGGCTTGCCGAACAGAGTGCGGACCGCCGACTCATTCAGCGAGATGGCCTGCGTCGCGCTGCGGCCAAGCTCGGTGTTGACCTGCGACATCGAAATCGCACCGGATGATGGCAGTGGCATTACGCACTCCCCTCCAGCGCGGCAAGGCGGGCCTCAAGAGCGACGATACTGGCTGAAACTTTAGCATTTTCGGCTTTTAGTTTTTTGTTGGCCGCTACCAGCACTGGTACTAACTTTTCGTACTGCACGGTCAAGTAGTTTTTGCCTGATTTGCTGCCGCCCTCAACAAGCGGGTCTTTGTCAAAAGGAGCTTGGTGAACAGCATACGGATATACTGACTGAACCTTTTGCGCCAAAAGCCCGGCATCTTGTTTTGGTGGGAAGAAGTCCCAACGATTACATTCTTCAGTATCCCAATCAAAATACACACCGTCGATTGCGTCAAGAATCTCAAACGGGTCGTCAATCGGACGAACGTTGGTTTTAAGGCGTTCATCAGATGCGTACGCTGTTACGTTTCCCGTGTTGATCTGATTTCCAGAGCCATCCCAATAAACGCGCCACGTGCTGTTGTTGAAATAGAAACCGGTGGCGTCGGTTCTAAACATGAAGGTGCCGCTATGGTCTGGAAAGGAAATACCGGAGTAGCCGTTTGTAGACCCAGAGACGCCAATAGAACCGAATGAGCCGTAGGTTATGGCGTTACCAGTGATGCGCTGCCACGTTGCGGCGGTAAGCGACCCCGCGCTGTCGGCGTACCCAACATGCGTGTCGGCGTGACCCGAGTCGCCGTTGTAGCCGTACAGACGCCAATAGGTTCCAGTCCAATAGGTCTGAACGCTGTAGTCGCTGTTGTCGTCGCGACGGTACAGGCGGGTCACACCTCGCGTGTTGCGCGTGTCGCTGTTGAGGCTGGTGTTGTAGTCCTGACGAACGGCGTAGCTGGTGTAGTTACTGCTGTTGAGCAATAGCCGCCAAGCAGTCCACGAAGTGAGGCTACCACTACTGCCTCTATGCCAAATGTTGTTATTGTCAGTGAACCCGAGCTGGTGAGCGCCGCCACCAGATCCATCTGTCCACTGCTGGAACTGAACAATGCCGTGGTACGAGCCGCCATCAGAAAGCCCGTCGGTCGTGTTCGACATGAAGGCGGTGTTGAGCCCTTGTCCGAAATACCCCGGCGTCAGGGATGTTGACCGCAGGTCTGAGGTCGACAACTCAATCGCGCTGCCAGTGATGTTGATGCCCCACGTGCCAGACGCTCCAGTTCCGTTGGCTTGCGGTGGCGTATAGCCCAGCGCAGTCGTGACCATGCCGCTGGTGATGCCGCTGATGTACCCGTTCGGGTTCGTGCTGTTGTACGGCGTATAGCCCAGCGCGGTCGTCACGTCGCCAGACGAAATGCCGCCCCATGTTGGCGCCGCGTTTGAGCCCGCAGATTTTAGGAACTGACCTGCTGTTCCATAGTTGCCAGCAAACGCAATCGCTCCTGTGGTGTTGAGCGTCATGCGCGTAGTGCCAGCAACGTCGAAGTCCAGCGGTTTTGCCGAACCTGAGCCGACACTGCCCGAAACCAGCACGGCACGGGTGCCCGAGATGTAGAGGCTGGCGTAGCTCGAATTGGCCGGGTCCGAACTGTTGAACACGGCGAGGTCAGCCGTTGCGCCGGTGCCCAGCGGCATGATGCCGACACTGGTGCCGCTGTTGGCGGTCGAGGTCTGGAACAGAACACGTTGCGCCAGGTCGGCGTTTGAGAAGTCGCCGTAGATCCGGCGAGCGCCTCCAGTGAAGTTCAAATTGCCGATCAGCGATGTCGAGCCGTACAGGTTGATGCCGCTGGTGACGCCCGTATTGCTGGAGCCGATGTTGACGACGACAGTGGACCCGGACAGGCCGTTGATGCCGACGTTGACGGTCTTGGTCGTGCCGCTGGCGTTGTTCGCGTGACCGACGTTGATGAGCGTGCCGGTGGTGCCGATGTTGGCGTTGGCGTAGGCGGTGAACGTGCTGTTGGCCGTCAGAGCGCCAGAAATCGTCTGCCCTGCTGCGGAATTGGCAACGATGACGGTTTGCGTGCTTGTGCCTTGGCGGAACTGAAGCCCAAAGTTGTTGATCCAGATGTCGCCGTTGACCGGCGACGACGGAACGTCATTGGTGCCAGGGTTGCCGATGTTGAGCGGCGCGGCCGATGTGCCGACGGCGGGCAGCGTCAGCTTGCCGGTCAGCGTGCCACCGGCGAGCGGCAGGTAGGTGCTCGATGCGCTGGAGCCCGTGAGGTACCCGGCCGGGTTGCTGGCGTCGTAGGGTGTGAAGCCCAGGGCGCCCGTCACGTCGCCCGATGACAGCGTGATCGCGCCGGTGCGGGTGTTAAAGCTGGTCACGCCAGCGTCGATAGCGATATCGCCAGCGCCCAGCAAAGAAGTGCCGTTGATGGTCCTGATATTGGTGCCAGAGACCAGTGCGGCTTGGTAGGTGCTGGCCGCGGTGGAGGCCAGCAAGTAAGGCGCAAGATCAGTGGAAAGGCTGGCTGCGTTGTAGGGCGTAAAGCCCAGGGCGGAGATGACGATGGCGCCCGTCAATTCACCGAGGATGGTGGCTGCCGACTTGTTTTCGACATTGCCCAGCCCGAGGTTTGTGCGGGCGGTGGCAGCGTTGGCCACATCGGACAGGTTGTTGGCGGCGATCAGGGCGCCCGAGAGCGAGGCGTAGGCGGGAAGCCACACCCCCGCATTGGCGTCGTAGACCCTCATGCCACCGCCTGACGCCATGGGTGCGGTGTTGAAGTACAGGGCGCCCGACACCAGCGGGTTGCCGTCGTTGTCGGTGGTCGGATCGCTGGCTTTCGGGCCCAGGTAGCGATCGTCGAAATTGTCGAAGGCGGCCAGCGTTTGATCGCGGGCAGCTTCGGCGGCTTCCTTGGCCAAGGCGGCCGACGATGCACTGGTTGCTGCTTCGCCGGCCTTGGTGGTGGCTGTAGTGGCGCTGGCGGCCGCATTGCTGGCGCTGGTGGCAGCCTCGGTCGCTTTGGTGGCGGCAGTGCCCGCTTGGGCGGTGGCGGTTTGCGCGTCAGCCTGCGCAGCCGTTGCCGAAGCCGCGGCCTGAGTGGCCGATGCTGCGGCCGCATCCGCGTGGGTACCGGCCAGGGTGGCACTGCCCGCGGCGTTGCTCGCTTGCGTGGCGGCGCTGGTGGCGCTGGTAGCGGCCGCGCTGGCGCTGCTGTCCGCGTTGCTTGCAGAAGTCGCTGCCTCGTTTGCTTTGGTCGAAGCCGTGCTGGCCGAGGCGGCAGCCGCGTCGGCCGAGGCTGCGGCCTCGCTGGCTTTGGTGGTCGCCGTGGTGGCCGCGGTGCTCGCCGTGCTGGCGCTGGTCGCGGCGTTGGTCGCCGAGGTGGCGGCCTCGCCGGCCTTGATCGTCGCAGTGCCGGCCGAATTGGCGGCATCGGCGGCCGAGGTGACGGCCTCGCCGGCTTTGGTGGTGGCTGTTGCGGCCGAAGCGGCGGCGCTGCTCGAACTGCTGGCGGCGCTGGCGGCGCTGTCAGCGGCTTCGGTGGCCTTGGTGGTGGCCGTGGTGGCAGCCGTTGACGCGGTGGCCGCACTGGCAGCCGCCTCGCTGGCTTGGGTCGTGGCGGTGCTGGCGCTGGTTGCCGCTTCCGTGGCTTTTGCGCTGGCCGTGGTGGCGCTGGCCGCAGCCTCGCTCGCCTTGGTCGTGGCGGTGGCGGCGTGTCCGGCTGAGATGGTGGCCTCGTTGGCGGCCGCCGTGGCTGAGGCGCTGGCCTGGCTGGCCGAGGTGCTGGCTTCGCTGGCTTTGGTGCCGGCAAGCGTGGCACTGGCAGCGGCAGCGGCAGCCGAAGTGCTCGCCTCGCTGGCTTGCGTGGTGGCGGTGCTGGCCGAAGTGCTGGCCGAAGTGGCCGAGACGGCTGCAGCGGCGGCGGAAGTGGCCGATGCCGTGGCCGAAGTGGCTGCATTGGTGGCTGCGGTTTCTGCAGCAACCTTCGCTGCCATGAGTTCGGGCGTCACGTCGCCGGTGTCGCCCTTATCGCCCTTGTCGCCTTTGTCGCCCTTACCCCCTTGCGGTCCAGTGGCCACGACTTCGACGACCGAGGCGGGTGCAATTTCCTGCACAACGACGGTTGCGCCCTGCTGCTCAACAACGACCAGATCCGTCATCGTGTGATCTCCTTGGAAACGGTGATCTCACCTTCGATCAGACGGGTCACGTTGCCGTCGCTGCTGGTCAGTTCAAGGTCATATTTGCCGCGGGACCAGGTGATTGCCGCGGTGGTCGCGGCACTGAACACCATGGTGGTGGTGCCCGTCAGCGGCGTGATCGTGAGCTTGCCGTTGGTGGTGGATAGCTCCAGGAGGATTTCGTCGGATGAGGCGCTTTTGCGCACCTGCATCTTGGCTGTGTAGCCGGTCAGGTTGACGGCAGAGCCGGTGCTGTCTTTCCAGACAATCGGCTTGAGAAGGGTTGCGCCCTGCTCGATCTCGAAGTCGTAGGTGGCTGCGGCCATGGGTGATTACCTTTCACGCTTGTGCGCTGGTCGTGGGGGCCGGCGCCCGGGCGTTGGGGTTGGTGCCCGCTTCCATGCGGGCCTTGCCGGTCAGAAGCGCGGCAAACTTGGCGTAATGCTTGTCGGCCTTCACCACGTCGGCGTACTCGCTGTCCTTGCTGAATGCGCGGTAGAGCATGTAGTCCAACAGCGCGGGCTCGTAGATGTCATCGACGGTGATGGTGGTCGTGGCCTCGGGCGGCACGGCGCCGTAGATGACCTCCACCTTGCCCGCGTTGGTCGCGGGCTGGGGCGGGTAGACGTAGAAGGCCTTGGGGTCCAGCAGGTTGAAGATGAAGTGCTTGACCGTGGCGCTGGCCGGGGCGGCGTGCCAGGTGGGCAGCGTGGCGTCCAGCGTGTCGCGCTCGGTCTGGCGCACAACCCGCCCCGGGGTCACGCCATCGGCGGCGAAGTTGCGCGGGATGTCGATCAGTTGCACGCCGTCATTGGGCAGCGCCTGCCGGGTGCCGGCCGCCAGCGTCACCACGGCCGCCTTGACGTACACGTTTGTCTTGAACACGACCATCTCGCGCTGGCCCGAATTGAGCCAGCCCAGCAGTTCGTCGCCGGACCAGCGCACGCCGGTGGCGTCCTGCAGGATCTTCTGCGCCTTGGTGATGATCGAAGCGGTGGTGATCGTGCCCATGGCCGTCCTCAGTGTTGTGCGGTCACGCGCACGGACGCGCGGCCCAGTGCCGACACGGCCGCTTCGCGGGCGTCGTTGAAGCCCTGCTCGAAGCGCAGGCGACGATCGGCGCCGGTGGCCAGATCGGTCCACGGCTTGTTGGGCATGAGCATCAGCTTGGCGATGGCGCCTTCGGTGATCTGGTAGACAAACTGGTTCCAGATCCACTTCGGAAAGCCCGTGGCCGTCTGGCTGGGCTGCAGCGCCAGCGTCATGACCAGGCCGCCCGTGATGTTGTCGGCGGGCAGCGGGGCCAGGATCACCTGCTCGGTGTCGATCTGGGTGTAGTGCTTGACGGCGGCGGTGGTGGTGCGCCAGCCCGGCAGTTCCTTGTTGAGCCAGACGACCGACTTAGGCGTGAGCGGCACCTTGTTGTATTGCACGTCGATGACCGCGGCGATCTCGGCGCCAGACGGCGGCTCCAGGTCGTACTCCAGAACCCCCGCCCGGATGCTTTGTGGCTCGGGGAAGAACTGCCAGATCCACGACTCGCGGCAAAACTCGATGACCGCCCGCTTGATGGCTTGTTCAGTGACCGGATCGCTGGGATCAGCGGCCAACTGAGGCAGCACTTCGCTGATGAGGTCGGAATACTGGATATTGGCCACGGCAGACGCCCCGATTGAGAATTGCTCAAGTATCGCGGCGGGGCCGCAATTTGATTAAAGCCCCGGGGTCACGGGCGGCACGTCGCGCTCGAATTCCTCGATCGCGTCGATCAGCAGTTTTTTCGACTTGGTGGCGTCCAGATCCTTGTCCCACTTGGCCTTGGCCAGTGCCACCAGTTCGGCCTTGCTCATCTTCTCCAGCGGCTTGGCAAGGCTCGCCTGATCGATCTGCACGTCCTGGCCGTCCTCGTCGGTGACATCGACGGTGGTGGGCTGGTTGACGATGCCCGCGTCCTCATCGTTGACCACATCCCACTGGTCGGGGAATTTCAGCAGTTGCTTGGCCTGCTCGGGGGTGACTTCCTGCACGTCGCCGGGGCCGTTCCAGACCTTGCCGGACTTGGCCACGTTGTCGAAGCAAGTGGGCTTCTTGCCGACGTAGACGATCTTGATGAGGGACATGGTTTTCTCCTGGGGTTGCAAAAAGAAACGGGCAAGCCCGGAGGCCTGCCCGCGTTCACTGGTCAGAACTCAGTGGCAATCACTTGCCCTTGAATTCGTAGGTCACCACGGTGTCCAGTTGACCCGTTGCCGTAGCGCCACCGACGGTAGCGATCAGGTAGGCGTCGTACTGGAGGGTGAAGGGCGCCACGGCGGTCTGGGTGCTGGTGGCGGCCGAAGCCACATCGGTTGCGCCCAGCAAGGCGGTGGCAGAACCACCGGCCTCGCCGTTGACGTACTCGAAGCCCAGCGACAGCGTGGTGCCGGTACCGAGGTCGGCGGCGATCATGCGGGCGTCGTAGATCTTGGTGCCTGCGAACAGCTTGTTCAGGCGGATCTTGTCGCCGCTGGCCGCGCCGGCCAGGTTGATGTAGCCGTGCGCAGCGGCCAGGGGGCAATCACCGCTGTATACGGTGTCTTGCAGGGAGGGTGCGTTGATGGTTGCCATCTCAAATTCTCCAAACAGGTTTCGGGGAGAGACCCTCAACTACCGACCGGCAGTTGAGGGATTCTCAATCAGGAGCCCAGCAGCGTGCGGCCGGCAGCCGATGCGGGATCGGGTGCGTAGCTGTCCACCACGGCCACACCGAAGTCGGTGTCGGCGCCGTCGATCTTGAAGCGGATCTTCGACGAGCCGGTCATGGCAGCGCACACCGTTTCGATGCTGTTGCCGTGGTCCACCGATTCCTCGGACCAGTCGTAGAAGTAGTCGGAGGCCGACTTGCCGTAGGCCTTGGCCAGCGCCTGGGCGCCGACGATGATGGCGCGGTCCACCGGCTGCGCCGTCTGCACGGTGCTTTCGGTGTAGGTGCCGCCGTCGGTACCGCCCGTGTCCACGACCACGTTGTCGCCGGCGCCGAAGCGGATCGCGTAGCGGTTCATGCGCTTGATGAGCACGCCGTTCCACATGATCGTTTCGTAGGCGTCAAACAGCGGGTGCTTGAGGCCGGCCGACTTACGCTCGAAGGCGTACTGCACGGCTTGGCGCCAGGTGGTCTGGCTGGTGCGCGACTGCAGGTAGAGCCACTGGCGCTCGGTCACGAACATGACCCACAGCGGATCGTTCCAGGCGCGGTCGTCACCCTTGATCTTGACCGACTGCATGACCACGGGGGATTCACGCAATTGGGCCACGATGCGGTCGATGTCCTGCAGGGTCAGGGCGTCGTTGGTGCCGATGTCGGCCGGGCTGGTGGCGTCGTTGGCCGCGAAATAGCGGTTCTTGGTCGGGGCCTTGACGGCGTTGACCATGATTTCCGCGAAGTCGGGGTCGGCCTGCGGGGGCACCACCCAGTCGGAAGTGGACTGCGCACCGCGGGCACCGGCCAGGTGCACGAGGGCGGTCTGATCTTCCAGACGCTGCATCCAGGCCTGCAGACCGGCCATGGAGATGTTGCGCAGGTTGTGCACCGTGCGCTTTTGGGTCATGCGGCCACCCGAGTCAGCACCACCGCGGACCTGGTTGATCTGCACGTCCATGCTGGAGTAGGTGAGCTGCATCATGCGGCCTTCGATGCGCTTGTCGCCCATCACCGGCTTGCCCTGCAGGATGTTGAACAGGTCGATGCTCACGGTGTCGCCGGCGCCTTTGGCCAGGTCACCGGCCTTGACGATCGGGTAGTCCGGGGAGGTCTGGCCCTTGGTCTTGGCGGCAAAGGAGCCCTCTTTGGGCATCTCGCCGGCCAGCAGGTTCATGAAGCCGGGGGAGTGTTGCACGCGGGTGAACAGACCCACCGAGTAGATTTTCCGCGCAAGGGCGGAACCGACTGGGATATTGGTTGCCATTTTTGGTTACCTCAAAGTTTGGTTACAGGGAGCGGAAGTACGCATCCATTTGGTCTTGCGTCATGCTGGCGAACTTGTCGGCAAGCTGGAGGGCCGTGAGGTTCTCCGCTTCCTCGCGCTCGTCCTGCGCGGCGTGTTGACCCACCGGGAACTCGGAAAGGGAAGTCGGCACATCGGTGCGACTGGCCTTGGCGGCTTTCGCCGCGGCGGCTTGTGCTGCCTTTCGCAAATCCTCGGCACTCGGTTGTGAAGCGGGCTTGCCTGCCCCGGGCAATTCGATCGGGCCCAAAGCGGCCTCCACCATCTCGGTGACCTTGGCGAAGCGTTCGGACAGAGGCTTTTCGGCCCAGGCGGTCTGACTGCGCAAGGTGGCGTCGAACTGTTTGGCCAGTTCAAAAGCCTCCTTGTTGGACGCCTGGATGTGCGCCAGCTTGGGGATCGAATCAATCGCGTCCTGCACGGTTTCCTGTGCGCTTCGCGCTTGCTCGGCCTCGGCCGTTCGCACGCTTTCCTCGACCGGGGCCAGCTTGGATTCGAGCGCCTTGGCTGCTGCCATGGACGCCATCACCGCCTTGTACACGGTCGGGAAGTCCTCTTTGAGTGCTTCCAGATCCTCGGGAGAGAGGTCACTTACAGTCGGCGGTTGCGGGTCGGTGCGGGCGCTCTCACCATCTTTCGCCCCTTGATTGCCCGACTTCACCATCTTCTCAAGCGTTTCGACTCGCTCGCGCATCTCGTTGGCCAATTGCTCGGCCCGGGTTGCACGGTCGCGTTCGCTCTTGAGCACCGAGTACGGAATGACGTGCTTTCCGTCCTTGGTGGCCACCCCTGCGGGTTCGGCCTCGGGTTCAGTCTGGCCCTGCTTGGCCTGCTGCGGCTCGTCTTTTGCGGGATCGTCCTTGGGCTGGTCGTCCGGCTTCGGATCGACGGGTTCGGGCTTTGCGTCGGAAGCGGCAGATGGGTCGCCGTTTTCCAGTTGCTCAAAGACCTTTGCCAGTTCTTCCGGATCGGTCGTGTTCAGATTCTCAAGTTCGATGCCTGCCATTCACTTCACTCCACATATCGCGTTGGTTGCGGGACTCCTGCTGGTTGACCAATAACCCATGGCGGGGAATACAACCGTTCAGGTGGATTAAGTATTTCTCAATCGGGGCAATTTGACTGTTTGTGCATCCAGTGCCCAAAAAAAAGCCCCGCCGAAGCGGGGCTAGGTGCATCCGAAGATGCGGAGGAGACAACTGCTTACTTGAGCCGGCGCAGGCGGTAGAGCGTCTGGCCGTAGAGGGCCTCGATCTCGTCCACGATGTTGTGCAGGCAGGACCAGGTGCGCGGGATGGCCTCGTCGCGCACCTCGTGGATGTAGTCCAGTTGCCCGGCCAGGGTGTCGATCATGGTCAGATTGCCGTCGTGGGTGGCCAGCGGGATGTCGAGGATGGTGTCGAAGATGCCCTGGTAGACCTCCACCAGCGTGTCGGTCAGTCCGACGATGCCCTCGTAGAACGGCGCCAGCGCGCCGGTGTGCGCGGCGTAGCTGCCCGCTCCCGTGACCTTGAGGTGTTCGCGGTGCGCGAGTTCGCGGGCCAGAAACAGCGTGGCCGCGAGCATTTCCATCTTCTTCTGGGACATCACACTTCCCCGACCAGTCCGGTGGCTGCCGTGCCGGTGGCCCACACGCGGCGCACGCGCAGCGGGTGACGGCCTGCGGCCAAGTTGGCGTAGGTCACGACTGAGCCGTCGAACATCGTGAGCTTGGCGGCGCCAGCCGTGCCGACGTACAGGCTCAGGGTCACTTCGGCCAGGTCGGTCGCGTCATCGGGGGTGATGACAAAGGCGCCGGTCACAGGGCTGGCGATACGGGCGGGCGTGGACTGGTGGCGGTTTTCTGCGGCCATGGCGGCTCCTTACTGCATCATGGGTTGTGGTTGGGGCTGACCGCCGCCGATGGCGGGCGGCGTGACGGCGATCTGAGGCGTGCGCACGATCGGCTCGTAGCGGGCCCGCACGCTTTCGGCCTGGATCTTCTCGGCCTCGGCGTTGAGCTTGCGAATGCGGGCGGCGCGTTCGGCGGCATCGAGCACAAAGGCCTTTTGCTCCATGGCCTGCTGCTGCGCGGCGGCCTGCTGCTGCGCCTGCATGGCCGCCTGCTGCTGCTCGGGGTCTTGGATGCCCACGGCGGCACGCAGGCGATCGGCCAACTCGTGCCGCTTGGGCAGATCGGTGGCTTCGATCACGAAGTCGATGACGAAGCCCTGAATGTTGGGCGGCAGCGACTTGGTGATCTCGGTGAGCATCTGCAGTTGCTGCATGCGGTAGGTCGGCGTCGAAGGCACGTCGTCGAGCACGATCTTGGCCTTGACCTTGGCCACGTCGTTGACCATGACCACCTGGCCGGTCTGCGGGTCTTGCATCGGCTGGTTGAGCACGATGACCTTCTTTTGCTTGCCCTCGCCGATGGTGACTTTGGCCGGGCCTTGCGTGAGGTCTTGCTTGACCAGTTCGAACAGCATCTCGCCGACGATGCGGCGCGAGTAGCGGAAGTTGTCGTTGATCTCGGCCAGGGTGTTCATGCCCTGCTCGATCAGCGAATTGATGGCCAGCCCTGATGTCGCGCCCGACTGCTGGCCCTGCATCGACTTGTGGATGCCCGAGGCCTCGGAAATTTCCTGCTTGGCCTCCTGCATGACCTGGAACTGCTGGGCCGCCAGTTCGCCGCCCGGATCGACCCGGAATGTGCTGTTCGGTTTGCGGTTGTGGTTGAGGATGATGTAGGCGTCGGGACGGGCCACCTCTTGCGCGGCCTTGTTGTGATCGGTGACGGCATCGGCGTCGGTGACCACGCGGCGGCTGTTGAGTGCCCACAGCATCTTGGACTTGCGGGCGTTGACCTCATCCTGCGGCGAGACCATCGAGCGGATCAGGCCGTAGGGCACGTTGGTCAGATCCTCGCGGTGGCCGAAGAACGGCACGTAGGGGAACTGGTTGTGCTTGTACGGGCTGGGCACGTCGTAGAGGAAGTGCGGGCCGGTGTACCAGGCCAGACGCACCTTTTGGAAGGTGGCTTGCTTGACCTTGGCGATGCCGGCCACGATGGCCTCGTTGTGGCGCGGATTGTTGAAATCGGCCTCCAGCACGGTGCCGTTGGGCAGCGTGAGGGTGTAGCCGCGCACCCACTTGCGGTACCAGATTTCGTACAGGCAAATGCGCATGCGCTGGATGTCGCGCCAGTCCACCGCGGCAATGCGGGTGTCGCGCTCGATCTCCCACGACTGCACCAAGCGGGAGTCCTGCTCCAGCAGGGGATCGAACCCGGCCCAGCCTCCGGTCGTCATGCGAAAGAGCGTGGCGTACTGGGGCATCAGCGCAATGGCGTGCTCCAGTTCGAGCCAGCGGCGGCGGATCAGGTAGCGGGCGTCGGAGAGGTCCGGCTGCTCGGCCCGCCAGTCCCAGAAGATCTCGCGCCGGTGCACGTAGCGCACGCGGTACGGACACTTGAACGGGTCGTTCTCGCGCCCGACCTCTACCCAGCCCAGCCCCGCCTTGACCTGGGCGGAATAGGCATCGCTGATGGCGCGGTCGGCGCGTGACTCGATCTCGGCGTGCTTAAGCTTGACGCTCAGGGCCTCGGCCATCTCGTCGTCGCATTCCTCGTCGTCCTCGGGACGCACGCGCCAGTCGCTGCGACTCTTGGCCTCCATGCCCAGCACCGTATCGATGGTGGGCTTGATGATGTTGGTGATGAGGGGCGGCTGGCCGCGCTCGCGCAGTTTCTCGACGGTCTCGGGCGAAAGCTGGTTGCCGTCGTAGTAATCGGCCGCGCGATCGGCCTCACGGCGCCAGTGCGGCTGGTGCTTGATCTCGCGCAGGAACATCTCGACCTGGCCGCGCGGCAGCGCCGAATCCTGCAGATCTTCGGGCACGCCTGCGGCGCTGTCGGTGGGCGCCTCGCCCATGACGATGTTGCCGCTGGGCTTTTGGTCGTGCTGAAAGCGCCTGGCCATTGTCGGCCCGCCAGCGTTGGCCGCGAAACTTTCGTCTTGCGGCATCGCTGAGTTGGTCAATTGAATGTCGCCAATGGGCATGAGAACAGTCCGGTTATGCTTTGCGCCGAGGGTATTTTGGTTGCCCTCGGGCTATTTGACGGTCAGGCCCGGCGAGCACTGCACGCGCACGGGCAAGGGGCTGCAGGTTCTGCACACCAAGGAAGTGCCGGCCGGTGCGTTCGGCCGCTGGCCAGAGGCCGAAGTGGTATTCGCCTGCAAGTGACTTAGCCGGCCCGCCAGTCGTAGTTGTCCTTGCGGCGGTCGATGGCCATCTTGGACGGGTCCGGGGGCACGGAGGCAAAGCGGCGCATGACGTAGGCGTAGCGCGTGGCGCTCAAGAAGTCGTCCTGCAGCTTGACGATCTGGCCGTCCTTGCGGTGGTAGAGGCGGAATTCCTCGAAGAACATGGTGACGCTGGAGAACACCTTGAACTTGCCCGCCTTCATGTCCTCGAACATGGCCATGACCCCGGCTTCGACACTAACGCGGCTGGTTTTCTTGCCTTCCTCGTCGCCGGTCTCGGGCAACTGGGCGTACTCGTGCAGCATGTTGGCGCCGTGCTGGCGGTAGATGTCGGCCAACTGGATGCCGTCGCCCTTGCTTCGCTGCAGGCCGTCAGCGGGCCACGCCACCGGCACCCATTCGCCGCGTTGCTTGATGAGCGGCACCAGGTCGGCGGGCGTCTTGTTGCTTTCGCGGTAGCCGTCGTAGACGTAGGTGGTGTCGGTGTCCCGATCCCAGGCGATCCACGCCCCGGCGCTGGGGTGGTCGATGCCGAAGTCCACGCCACAAATGACGGGCCAGTGGTCGGGAATTTGGAACGGATCGACGGTGATGAGCGACTCGGCGATCGGGAACACCCGGCCGCTGCCCAGAATCGGAATGCCCTTGGCCCGGGCCTCGCGCTCGTGCTCGGGGTAGCTGGCCACGATCCGATCGCGTTCCTCCTGCGAGTAGTGGCCCACGTCGTCGATCGTCATGTTGGTGTCCGATCGGTCGGGCGTGGGGTTCTGCAGGAACAGGCGCACGACCTCGGACATGCCCAGCAGCGGGGTGAACGTGATCCAGACGATGCCCTTGGTGGCGTTGGTGCGGGTCAGCACCTCGGTGTAGATGTCGATCGGCGGTTCTTCGTCCAGGGCGGCGAAGTCCAGCGTTTCGCCCTGCAGTTTTGAGCGGCCCTTTTCATACGACTTGAAGTACAGGCGCGAGACGCCGCCCGAGATGTGCTTGACGAACACGCAGTCCACGCAATCGGCCACGCCCTGCGCACGCTTGACCTCGATGACCAGATCGGCCGGGATCGTGCCGGTGCCCCACTCGCCCGGGCGCCCCAGCACCAGACGCTGTAGGGTGTCGCGGGTGGACTCCATGGACTCGCCCAGGGCCCAGCCGGTGACGCCCCGGCTCCACCGCTTGCCCTGCCACCAGTCGGGGTAGAGGCCAGTCAGGTGGTAGGCGATCTCGTAGGCGCTTGACCAGGTTTTGCCTAGCTGGTTGCCGGCGCGAAACAGGCGTTCGCGGTAGGTGGACCCACGGTTGTGGAACTCAACCTGCTTTGGGTAGGGCTTGTACCTCGATAACTTGTTGCGATCCTGCCGGCGCTTGAGTTCCTGAGCCAATTTCAATAAGGCCAGTTTGGGCGGCAAGCTCTGCAACGATGCGGGCAATGTCGTCGTCGCTGAGATTTGCATACTCGTCCTCGGGTTTCTTTTCTGCGGGCTTGAACAGGCCCATCGTGTCGCCCAGCATCCTCAGGGCTTGGTTCGCTCCGGTGGCATCGAAGCGGAATTCGCCGGTCGGGTTGCCTTCCTTGTCCGTGACCGGCTCGGCCTGCATGCACCGCTCGGCCACCCTCATCAGGCGCGAGATCACCCATTCCCGATCCAGTCCGGTCTTGAGGATGGCGTTCTCGGTGGCGATGGCCGACAGTTCGTTGATGCGGCTGCGCACCAACTGGTTTTCGCGCTCCCAGCCGCGCGCGGTGTTGATGGCGACCGGGGAACCGATGGCCATCACCGATTCCTCCATGTTCATGCCCATGGCCCGGGCGCGGCAGTAGGCCTCCTGGTGGACGGTCAGACCGGAATCAAGGCGCACGCCGCCGTTGAGCTTGCGCGTGCCCTTGGGCATCGAGCGTTTGCGGCCCGTGGGAGTGTTGGCGTTGGCGGGTGCTGCGTCGGCCATCAGTGAACGGCGGGGATGGTCACGAGCTTGAACACGGCCAGGCCCAGCAGGGTTGCGCAGCCCACGACGCCGGCAATCACCCATGCCCGGATGAGCCTGAGCGTGGGCATTTCCACCTCGACCTTGCGCATGCGGCTGTCCACCTTCTCGATCGCATCGAAGGCGCGGCCCAAAGCCTCGCGGGTCTCCAGGTGCTTTTGCTCCAGGGTGGCCAGCCGCTCAAGGTTTTCAGAGATCGCCTGCAGGGTCTTTTCGATCATGGACAGCCGGTACTGGGTCAAGGCATCAGATCCGTGGGGTGGGTTCGGTGGAGTGGGTACTGCATCCATCATTGAGCCTTGCAAATGGTTGTCGAATAGGTCTGCAGCCCGGTCACTTGGTCGCGGAGTTCGTCAGCCGCTCGCGCCACGTCCCTATATCGGTCTGCGCACGTTCCAAGTAGCTCTCGGGCGATACGGGCTTCGCCAGCGAGGGCGGCAGACTGGGGATCTGCGGGGGCTGGACGGGCATTGAGTCGGTCGATTTCGTTGCGCAGGCTGCGAGCGATGAGGTCAGCAGTAGCAGCACGGGCAGCGAGCACGGTCTGTCTTTGGGCAGCGTCATGGGCGATCCTCTGGGCTTGTTGGTGCATGGCCTGCTCCTTGGCGCGGGCATCGGCTTGGGCTTGGGCGGTGGCCTGCGCCACTTCGGCGCGGTAGCTGGCCAGGGCGGACTGCGCCGACTTCATGCGCACGTAGCTCGTGCCGGTGGTGGCCAGCAGCACCGCGCACGCAATGGCCCAGACGAAGCCGGGCACGAGGTCAAACGCCTTCCACCACATCACACTTTCCCCTTGTACTTGGGCATGCGGGTGTGCAGCACGTCATGGACGTGGTGCCGGTTGATGTCGCAGGCCGACCGCCCGGCGTACAGCGGGCGGGTGGACTTGAAGCAGACGAGCTCGACGTGGCCAAACCACTCGTTGGGGTTGCAGGCGGCACGCAGGGCGCAGGCGCGGCGCTCGTTGATGACGCCACCGAGGCCACCGTTGTAGGCGGCGTCGGTCATGGCCAGGCGGGCGTGCGCGGGTGGAATCAGGGGCGTGAGGCGATTCCAGGTGCTGCGCGACATCAGCACGACGACCCGCATCTGCAGGTCCGGGCGCTGGTAGACCGTATCCCAGCGCAGTTCGTTGAGGCCGCGCGGATCAAGGCGGCGACTGTCCTGCAGGGCATCGAAGCGGGTGGAGCCGTCGGCATTGAAGGCCCGGGTCAACTGCCCGAGGCCGGCGCCTTCTTCGCGGTCGGTTTTGAGGCGGGAGGTCGGGGACCAGCAGCGTGAGTGCTTGAGCGAGATGCAGGACTCATGCTCGATCAGGGCCGGGAAGTAGTGCGGCATGGGCATGGTGGGCCACACGTCGCGGATCTGGGCGGTGAGCGTGGGCAGGTGCTCGTGGGCGCGCGGCGGGATGAATGACTCGACCGGCTGCGAGGCAACCGGGAGCGAGACAGCAGCCAGCAGCGCGACCAGTCGTTTCACCGCTGCACCTGCGCAAAGAACAGCAGCAGACCGATCAGCACGAGGGCACGCAGCAGGCAAACGCCCAGATAGGCGATGCCGGCCGCTGTGTTGCCGGTCATGGCTTGGGCGTAAAGCGTCTCGCTGGACGCGCGGCCCAGCATGGACTTGGCCACGAGGTAGGCCAGGCCGGTGACGAGGAAGGCCTGCAGCCACAACTGCACGCGCAGCAGCGTGTCAGCGCCACCGCTGGGGTCGGTGGCCAGGAACCACGCCAGCACGGCAGCAGGAATGACGGCGAACTGAACCCAGCGAGCACCGAGGACGGACAGGATCTTGTTGAGCACGCACGTTCTCCTAGAGCATGGTCATGCGGATCACCGGCAGCAGGATGTACGCAGCCCAAAGGATGATGGCCACGACACCAGCGGCAGCAATAAACGCGAGAAGCCAATCGAACATGCTGGCGAGGGTAAGTGCTGTGCTGGAATTTGACGGCGCTTACGCCTGTCCGCGCTCTTTGAGCACGGCCATGCCCGAATAGACGATCGCGCCCAGCACTTCCTGCTCAAAGGCGGTGCCTTGGCGGGTGCTGGCGGCTTCTTCGAGCTTCTTGGCGGCCTGGCCGGTGAGAAACCCACGGCCATGCATGCGGGCGTAGTGCACCCAGGGCTGCGACAGGAAGGGCGTGAGGCCACCGCCGTGACGTTCGCCCTTGCCGTACATCGCCTGCTCGATGGCGGCCACGAAAACCGGGAACAGCGGGTGTCCCATGACCTCATCGGAGGGCTGATGGGCGTGAACAGCGCCAGGTGGGGCGATCAGAGCGGGGTCAATGTCGGGTGTTTTCACCTGAAGAACCTCAAAAATGCGTTTTGCAGGGCGATAGCTGGGTTTTCATCCAGTGTTTTGGGCACGCGGCCCCAGCGAGCGGTGAATTTCCGGCCGGTGCGCATGACCTTGCCGGTGTTGTTGAGGGCGTTGAGGGCAAAGATCGCCTGCTTGTAGGTCAAGCCGGCGAGCTGCGCGACCTGGTGGCCCGTCAGCAGGTGGTCGGTGGACTCGATGGCGGCCAACACGCGCATGCGGTAGGTCTGGGTCTTGTGGGTCTTGAGCGAGCGGGCGCTGGCCATCGGTCATTCGTCCATGGAAGGCGCAACGTCCGGGGACCAGCCGAGGTATCGGCAGAGGATCGATCGCGCCTCCTGCGCCGATCTGGCCACCTTCACGGACCATCCCTGTTCGTCCAGGTGGTAGAGCCACTCCTTTTGCGAGGCTGAGGTCTGGCCGGTGGCCGACTTCATCTCGATGACCAGGCCGGGGTGCTTGCCCGATCGCACGGGCAGGATCAGATCCGGGAAGCCGGGCTTGACGCCCAGGGCCTTCATCTGCGAGCCGGTGAAAGCGTCCCGCTTGCCGCCGTTCGGACTGTGGTGCAGCCACTTGAGGTCGGGCATCAGCGTGCGCACGGCGACCTTGTGCGACCACTTGATGACGCGGGCCTGCTCGATTTCTTCACCACGGTTGGTGGTGCGGGGGACGGTGCGGGGACGGGGGATCGATGCCATGGGGCGGCATTGTCCCGAGTGATTAATTTTTACTCAAGCACTGGTCAAACGTACAGGCCTGCTCAACGACCCCGGAAGTCAGCGACCGCTAACGCTCCAGTTCCAGTTCCGAAGTGAGTTCCCGGAACTCAAAATGGCCCGCAAACCCGCATGGTTGGTGGATTCTTGGAGTGAGTTCCAGAATTCCGGCAGTTCCCCTTCTCTACCCATCCGGGCATCCGGAAATCCGGGGAAGGGTGTGGGTGTCGGAACTCTGGAACTGGGTAGGGAAAGAGAAGAAAAAAAGAGAGAAATATCTATATATATCAATAACTTACTTACCTACAGGCTGTGGATAACTTGTTCTGGAAATTCTGGAACTTTCCGGAACTGACGGAATTTGAGGGGTGTTGCAAGAAAACTACAGAAAAACTTAATTTATGCCGCATGCGTTGAGATTTCCTCGATAATTTAACTGTGCCCAGTTGAGTGGCACTCAATTAACGAGGAAAGGACTGACCGATGAAGCAATACGAATACGAGGTGCGCAACAAGCGCACGGGGGCCACCAACCAGGTGCGCGTGACAGCCCCGAACCAGATGTTTGCCTGGGCCGTGGCGTTTGACGAGTACGGCGACCAGTTCGAAGTGGCCGACTTCCCGAAGGCTGTGCGCCCTGCGCATCAGGTCTTGGGCGAGATCGACGCCACCAACACCGACTACCCCCAGCGCGTGCTGGACCTGGCGGCTCAGGCCTTCGGGATGGCGCCCAAGATCACCGCAAACGTCTGCGACTGCTGTGACGCCGAGGTTGCCGAGATCATCGGCGCACCGGACGGCCAGGAGGTTTGCCAGGCCTGCTTCGATGGGGGTGCAGCATGACAACCGTTATCGAAGCCCGCGCGCGTGAACTTGTCGCCAAGCTCAAAGGTATGGCGATTCACGAGAGCCACTACCAAGACCTTGCCAACGCGCTGCAATCGCAGGATGAAGTGCGCGCCGCGCATGAACTGACCATCGAAGCCGCGCGAAGCAACTATGCGAGTGACGACATCGAGATCGACGACCTGCCTATGGTGGCCGAGACCGCAGACGGTGGCGTATGGGTCAGTGCATGGGTGTGGGTGCCCCTCGAACAAGACGATGGGAGTGCAGCATGACCTACACCGAAAACGAATACCTGGAGGCTGGCCGTCGGTATGAGTCGGCCCGCACCGTGGACGCCACCCGGGCGCGCGCCGAGGTGCTGCGCCGGATGCTGGAGCGTGAGGAACTGGACGAGCGGGCGGAAGCCCGCCGATTGATCGAACAGGGCCGGGCCGAGGCGCGGCAGGGAGTGGTGGCATGAGCACGACCAAACCACTCGAATGGGCCGACCTGTGGGCGGCCATGGACGCCCAGCCTGACGCCTGGATACCGACGACCGAGGAAATGTACTGGGACATGCTGGAGGCGGTACCGCCGCGCTGCCAGACCGCCCGGGCGTTCCTGGTGGGCGAGGCCCGCCGCCATGACTCGAACGGTCATGCCGTGCATGCCTGCTTCAAGCAGGTGGGGTCGGAGTTCTTCGCCAAGCACATGACCGTGGCCGAGTTTCAGGGGGGTGCGGCATGAGCAAGCACACACCGGGGCCGTGGGAGATCACTGGTGGCTTTGTTGTTGGACCCGCATGTAATGCCATCGCAAAGATCCATCAACAGGCGTCGCCGTCGGTGACGCTCGCCAACGCCCGCCTGATTGTCGCCGCGCCCGAGTTGCTGGAGGCTTTGCGCATGATCGCCGCCGAGACGACGGTGGACGGCACGGAACGCGAAGAACTGTGCGCAACGATCCAAGGCCTTTGCCGCGCAGCCATCGCCAAAGCAACGGGAGGTCAGCCATGAAACACGACATCTTCGAATTCACCACTGCCGGCATGACCCGTGGGCAGCGTGCCTGGCGCGTGCTGTTCCTGCTGGCTTGCATCGTGATGGCCGGGCTGGATCTGTGGGTGCTGAGGCCATGACGCAGCCTGTGGCCCGGTGAGAGGGGGCCATGGGGTGCGATTGGCACCGACAACAGGAAGAACAAATGGAACACGACGAAAAGACAGGCGGCCCAGCCTTCCCGGCGATGGAAGTCCGCACGCACGACACGGGCGACATCGTGCACAACGCCAGCCAGGGCATCAGCGTGCGCGATTACTTCGCGGCCCACGCGCCGATCACCTGGCAGGACGCCATTGAATGGTTGGACACCTACGGTGGCGAAGTTGTCGGTCCGTGGCATCCCGAAAGGATCATGGACACACTGGTAATGCTGCGCAGCGAGTACGCCGACGCCATGCTGAAAGCGAGGGCGGTATGAACAACCCAATCGCCAGAAAGATCACAGCCCAAATGTGCGTTGAAGCCCTCAAAGCCGTGGGTAAATCTATCCCCGCAAAAGAACTGGCCGACTTCATGACGCGCACCGACTCCCGAGCAGTGGCAACAGCCTTGCGCAAGCCCGTGCGCGATGGCCGAGTCAAGATTATGTACAAGCGCGGGCTTGGGCTTGGCGCTCACTACCGCTTTGTGCGCATGACTGCGAAAGGCGGTGCATCGTGAACAGCCTCCAATTTGCCATGCAACACGTACAAGCCGCTGCACAGGAACACCAGAACTTGGCGACCCAGTGCAATGCCCTTGCCGGACTCATAAAGTCCATGAAGCGTCCGTCAGATGAGCCGATGCCCGTGGAAACACTGGCAAAGGGTCTTCTGCCCTTTGGGCTGTGCATAGTCCATAAGAGCGCGGTGCTCGACGCCCTGGCCATCGTCGAACAGACGGACGACGCCGAAGGCCTATCAGGTGACGACTTGCGCCGCCTGGAACGCCGACTCAATGCGGCGCTGAACGGGAGCGCGACATGAGCATGCGCAAACCCCCGGTATCCGAACAACGGATAGCCTTCGAGTCTTGGTTCAAATCCAGCCACACCAGCGCGAACCTTGTCCGCACCGACAAAGGCTACATCGACAACACGACCCGCGTGGCGTGGCGTGCGTGGCAGGCTGCACGCACCGCCATCGAGGCGGCTGAGAAGCAGGAGCCTGTGGCGAATGCGTCAGCGTGGTTTGCGTTGGTCATGAATGCTGCGGCAGAGCTTGAGGACGCATCACACTGCCTTCGGGATGAAGACGCAAAGCGTGTGGCGATCAGCGGGGCAAAGCATTACCGCGATGCAGCCAAAGCCCTCTACACCACCTCACCTGAAGCACAAAAGCGCATCCAAGAACTAGAGGCCGAACTCATGCGGATGCAAGGGCGTGAACTCAAGCTGCAAATGGCGCTGAACAAACCCGCAGCACAGCCAGCCTACGACCAAACAGCGCTGGAGCTTTGCGATGTTTGCGGGTGGAAGACGCTGATACCCGATGACGGGTGCCTGAACTGCGAGCGTGAAGCCGCAGCACAGCGGCAATGGGTTGGGCTTGAATCCAGCGATTGGAACTCTATCGGATACACCACTGAATTTCGTCGCGGTGGCGAATGGGCGGACGCCAAGCTGCGCGAGAAGAACAGGGCCGCTTGATGACCCGCCTAACCTTCACCAAGCCCGCCGCCCTGGCCAAGCTGCAGCGCATCCGTGACATGCTGGCCGAGCGTCCGATGAACGTGCACGAGATCGCCCAGGCGCTGCCGATCAGCAAGCGGTGGGCGCTGGAGTATGTCGCGCACCTGCACGACGCCCACGAGATCCACATCCTGCGCTGGGACAAGCACATCGAGGCCCGCGCCAAACGCCACGCCACTGAGGTCTGGACGCTGTGCCCGGGGGAAGATGCCCCCCGGCCAGCAGCCGACGACCGCAAGGTGCGCATGCGCCGCGCATGGGATGCAGTCAAGGCCGATCCCGAGCGTCACATGGTCACGCTGGCCAAGCGCCGCACGCGCCGCCGCCTCAAGAACCTGCGCCCGGACCCCGCCGCTGCGTGGCTGGTGCCTGCCCCCACTGCCCCCAGTCCTGCCCCCGCCCCTGCCCGCTGGCCGTTCCCGCTGGGTGGCCCGCCGCCCCAGGACAAACCGGACGGCAGGCGACCACGATTCAACCCGAACAACTGCGAGGATGCATTGCTGTGATGTTTGAGCAGAGATCCGTCTACCTGACGTGCGCCCAGGTGGCCGAGCGTCACGGCGTAGACCGCCAATCGATCGCCCGACTGTGCCGCATGGGCGCCATCTTCCCGGCCATCAAACACGGCACGGTATGGCTGATCGGGCAGAACTACGTGATTGCCGCGTCCGTGGGCAAGGCCGGGCGCCCGGGCTCAATGGAGGTAAAGCCGCGGCACTCGCGCCGTGGGCGCCCCAAAGGCGTAAAGAACAGCCGGCCTTACCCGAAGGGTGTCAAACGGCCCCGGAGGAAACCTCTATAAAAAAGGAACGTAACAAAAAGAGGTACCAAAATGAATAACCAAACCAATCCGCTGATTGCCGAGACACCAATCGAAACCGTCCAGAACGTGACCGAGGCCATGGAGTCGCTTATGACCCTCATGGCCACGCAGCACAGTGGGCTGTGTCGATTGATGGAGCCGTTGTTGCACGCGCTGCAGCACGCCGCAGATCAGCAAAAATAAAAAAAGGGGCCGTCGGGCCCCTTTCTGTTGGGCGGGATCATTCCCCGTCCACCGCGAAATAAACGTCCCCCGCATAGTTCCACTGCACGCCAGGCGCGCGGGTGAGGGCCCCGGCCTCGACGGCAGTGTCCATGAGTTCTTTGAACTGACGTGCCGACATGGCCATGAGCTTGAGCAGTTTGGAATGCGGCATACCGCCTTGCGTGCAGATCGCGCCGAAGCGGGCATCCTTGGCGTACTTGCGGGCGGCCTTGATGAACTTGATGGCCCGCTTGATGTCGGCGTCCACCTGCCCCTGCACTCGCTCGCGCCGCACAGCCCGGATCAGATCCAGATCGTAGTGGCGCACGTACTGGATGGCCCATTCAAGTTGTGCGGGCATCACGCGCCGGGCGTTCGGATCGCAGGCCTTGGCCACGATCATGGCCAGACGCATGGCCTTCTCCATGGTCCGCCCGAGAATCACGTCCAGGCCCTCCCCTTCGCTGGCCTCCTTCTCGTCGTTGAGTTCCGATTCCAGCGCCTGCATGAGCGGCATGCACGACTCGTCGAAGTCCAAGGCGATGATGGTGGCCGGCATTTCTGCCGGGTTCACGTCCGCCAGATTGCCTTGCGTGGCCCCCGACACGTGCACGGCCTGGCACCAGTCGATGATCCGCTGCGGTGGCTCTGTGCGGTCCACAAACCGGGTCAGTTGCCGCGGTTGCTTGGACTCCACCACGATGCACCGGCCCAGAAAGCCGTCTTGCACCAGGTCGGAAGTGAGCGCCGAATAGAACGTGCCCGGGGTGGTGGCGCCCAGCAGACTGATTGCCGGGTTGTGCACCACGCGCTCGACGCCTGCCGCCTGCGCCTTCGAGAGCGTCATGGTCGAATAGGTGGGCGGGCGCATCACGCCGTCCAGGCGGCCAAAGGCCTCGATGAGCTTGTCGATCGCCGCTTCGCTGTGGGCCTGCCCGTTGGCACGCGAGATCTTCAAGAGCTTGCCCAGTTCGTCGATCGTGGCCAGGTGGGCGGGTGACTTGAGCAAGGCCGAGAACACGCCACCGGCCGAGGTGTAGCCGCTGCCGCCGATGAGCTTATCGAGGCCGGCTTTGGTCAGGATTTTTTCGACGCTGGCCTGCGGGTGCTCTTTGCCTTCGGTGGACTTGGCCACCATGACCATGTAGAGGCTCGTGTAGTTGCCGTACTGGCTGCGATAGGTGCGGGCCATGATGACCGAGCCCAGGGCCACGGCAGCGGCCACCGACAGTTCGGGCTGTGCCTTGGGGGCCGTGGCCGTGATCCAGCGGGCAATGTCGCCCAGGATGCCGGGCGGGTTGGCGATGAATGCGGGGATGGCTGGCGCCGGGTCGAAACTGGTCTGCGGTGGCAGCATCACGGGCGTGGCCGGTGCTGCAGGCTTGAGCCATGGCAGGGTAAGGGGCACGCTGACGGCGGCCTGCGCTGCAGGCTTTGGGTTGTTGGCCGGCTGGCCCCCGACGGTCATGGTGATGGGCTCAGGTTCCGAAAGCTGCAGGCATGCCCGCAAGGATTCGGCGGCCTTCTGGAAAGACAGCCCGTTGGCGTACATGACCAGATCGATCGGGGTCATGCCGTAATTGCCGCCGAAGTCGAAGATGCCATGTGGGTGCACGCCGACGTTCGGATTCTTGGCGCCGCGCCAGGTGGCCACGGTACGAAAGCCGTCGCGCTCAGGCTTGGACATCGGCACGATCTTGGGCACCCAGTCGCCCAGCCGCTGCAGCGCCGCGCGGTTGAGGTCACGAAAGTACGCGGCCTGGATGGACAGGTCGGTGTTGATCGGGTCCGCGCTGTCGGCTGGGGCGGTCTGCTTCTTCTGGTACTTCTTGTCCTCCTGCGTCTGGTACGGCTCCAGCGTGCGGGCGACTTGCTCCAGGAAGTCGTCGGGCAGCGCGGGCAGATCCTTGGGGTCGTAATCCTCCAGCAGATCTTCGGTCAGGTAGATGTAGGTGTGCCCGTCCGGGTGAATGGTCCCGGGCATGAGGGTCTGGCGCCCGTCCGAGAGCACATCGAGCACGCGAGCGCCGCCGATGTTGAAGCTGCAGGACTTCTCGCCGTTGTAGCGGAAGAAGGCGGTGTAGCCCTTGGCGCCCTTCTTCTTGACGGGCGTGTACGGGATCAGGCGCTCAAGGGCGTCGGTACCGGGGGCGTCATAGTCTCGGTCGAGCCCGATCACGCCCGAGAGCTTGCCGGTCAGCAGCCCGATACCAGCACCGGGCCATGTCTCCCAAATCTGGACTTCGAGTTCCGTGGGCAGGCGCTGGTTGAACCGCTCCCAGTCGAACAGCCCGCGCCAGCCTTCGGCGGCGTCGTACTGTCCTGGCCGCTTGGTGCCCGGGGCGATGGGGACAACCGAGTATCCGCGTTCGAGGTAAGCGTAGGCGCGTCGCTCAAATGGCGACTGTTCTTTCTTTGAATCCATGTACTGCCTTGTTGCGTGCCGTTGCCACGGCGGTTACTTGTGCGCTCTGTCGCCCATCGGCCGGCAATCGCACCTGCGCCCCTGGTTGCAGTCTCCGGTGCACCCCGATTCCACCGGATCGCGGGCCACGTGCAGCAAGCACATGACGAAGATGCCGACCCAGCAGCCGAGCACGAACAAAACGATCCCCATCATGGTGATACCCTCCCCTCGATTACGCGAGCACGCTTGTTACGAATGTCATTGGTCACGATGTCCAGCGCCTTCTCGATCTCGGCCACGGTGCACTGTTCGAGTTGTGCGTCGTGGATCTCCAGCGCCAGATTGACGGCCTGCAACTCAGGCCCGGTGAAAACAAAGCGATCACCGCGCTCGATGCCGCGCCGCGTCATGGTCAAGAGAGCGTCCTGCGCCAGCCGGATCTCGCTCGACCAATCGCGGCCCAGGCCATCACGCACGCGGGCCAGCGCCTCGGTCATGTTGAGTGCCGCGATCAGCATGTCGATGTGGTCGCGCGTGCCGTGGCCCCGCGTGATTTCGGCCATCGATGAATGGTTCTTGGTGCGCAGGTCGATGTATTCCTTGCGCACGTCGCGCAGCGGCTGCATGCCCTGCTTCACCCACGTCATCACGTCCAGGCGCACGCCTTTGGGGCGGTACTTGGAACGCTTACGCACGGCCAGCGTCCTTGCGGTAGATGCGCCGGCCTGACATGAGACTGGGCACGGCGAGGTGATCCTCAGAGCCCGGGCGCATGGGTGACATGCGCTGGCCGTTGTAGTCGCCGGTAGCGTGGAAGCGCCGGGGCGTGGCCACGGTGCACAGGACGGTATCTTCGGCGAGCAGCAGGCGGGCCTTGGTGGTGACGCTGAACTCGTCCTCGTTGCGCCTGAGTGCGCCCGAGATCACAAGCTGGCGCAGGCGCATGGCGTGACGCACGATCTTGGGGAACATCTCTTTGAAGTCCTCTAGCGTGACCGGCCCGTGCTTGGCGATCTGCGAGAGCAGTTCGAGGTTTTCTTTGCTGTACGGCTTCACTTCAACTTCCTTGCGAATTTCTTGGCCTCGTCGTGGCCTCGCTGCACAAGGTCGGGCCGGACGATCTCCAGCGGCAGTCCGGCCATAACGGCAACGGTCTGCGCGTGACGGTCAGGGATTCGGCGCCCCCACTTGGCAACGGTCTGCACGCTCACCTGGCAGCGTTTGGCCACGGCGCCGCCGCCCCCGGCCATAGCGATCACCCCGGCGACCGTGAACCCCACCGGGGCGTCTGGTCTAAGTGCTTGATTCTTGGTCATGCCTCTTGATTGTGTTAAGAAAAACTCAATGTTAGTCTAAATCAACCGATATAGGAAGGTTGTTGTTTTCTTGACGAAGCAGTAATGTGTCTGCATCGACCGATCGAACGACCGAGGTACCCAATGAAAACCACCCTTGCGCAACGTATCCGCGCTGCCCGCACTGCCATCACGCCGACCATCACTCAGCGTGACGTGGCCAAGCGATTCAACCTGTCGCCCAGTGCGGTGAACCTGTGGGAGTCGGGCAAGACCGAGCCCAGCGCCACCGACCTGGCCGAGCTGGCCAAGTGGTTCAACGTCAGCGCCGACTGGTTGCTGGGTGTCGAGTCAAAGATGCCGGCACAGCACCGGCCCAAGGACTCCCCGCCTCTGTGGTCGGTGCCCGTCGTCACGCCCTCGTCGCTCGTGCGCTGGCACTGGGACGCCGTTACCGAGATCCTGCAGACGGCGGTGGCCTACCCGCCGCAAACAGCCGCGGCCGTGCTGGTGTCCACGGACGCGCTGGCCAGCACCTGCCCGACCGGGTGCTATGCGGTGGTCTCCAAGGCGCACAACGTCGAGCCCGGGCAGATCGTCATGGCCAGTGTCGGCAAAGCCAGCGAGCCCGTCCTGCGCAAGTACGTCAGCGAGGGCGGTACCGGCCTACTGGTCGCCGACGACATGCGCTACCCGTCCTATCGCATGGACGAAGGCGTGAAGATCATCGGGCGCGTGACCGAGATCTGCATGCGTCGTGTCCTGCATTGACACACCCAGGTGCGGCCGTTGTGACAAAACAACGCGCCGCTTTTTTTTGCCTGAGTGGTTGAGTTTTTCTTTACTTTCGATATAGTTCGCTCCGCGTTAAGTTTTTCTCAACCGCAACCAACGAAGGAGCGAACGTCACATGTCACTGAAACGCTACGTGCAACGTGTCTGGAATGTGGTCTTTCCGACCGCATCACCGGATGAATTGCGCAGTCACCTGCTGCGCGAAGCGCAGTTAAACCACCTGCAGGCCATGGCCACCGCAGAAGAACACGAGGTCACCGCCGCGTACTACCGCGAGCAGGCCTCGATGCTTGAGGCGCGCATCACCCGACTGGAGGCGCCACGTGTCTGACCTCAAGCAACTGTCCGCCGACTGGCTCAAGGCCAAGGCCGAGGAAGCTGCCGCCAACAAGCGCCGTGTCGCCATCGAAGAACAGATCGTGGCGCTTACCGGCAAACGCGACGAAGGCAGCCAGACCCACGAGGCCGAAGGCTTCAAGGTCACAGTCACCGGCAAGGTGAGCCGCAAGATGGACTGGGACAAGTGGGAACAGGTCAAGTCCCAGATCGCGCCCAACCTGCACCCCGTCAAGTTCAAACCCGAGTTGGACGAGAAGGGCGTGAAGTACCTGCAAGCCAATGAGCCCGAGATTTACGCCCTCTTGCCCATTGAAGTGAAACCGGCCAAGACGGCCATCGAAGTGAAAGCAATCGAAGCATGAACGGAAAGAAAGCCAAGGCCTTGCGCCGTGCCATCGGATTCACCCCAGGCGAGCCGCGTGCGTACAACGTGTCGGGAGCCACACGGTTCTTCACCGGCCACCACACCGCCACCGGCGCCCGCCGCAACTACCAGTCGATCAAGCGCCACCCTGCGCTGATGCGTGCTGTTCTGGGGGCTGCGTAATGGCCAAGGTCACTATCACCATCGAGGACACCGACAACGGCCAGATCAACGTCGGCGCCGACTTCGGCGAAGCGATCGAGGACACCAGCCAGGCTCACGGCATGGGCCAGGTGCTGCTGCAGTCCATCCTGACCAACGCCAAGAGCTACCAGACCATCGAGGACACGGCGCCCGAGCACAACGTCGAGCCGTCCCGAATCATCACCGCCACCAACTGAACGAACGAAGGAACCTGAACCATGGCATTCGACCTCTCCAGCATTACACGCGGCAAGCGCCTGCGTGCCCCCAAGATCGTGGTCTACGGCCCGCCCAAGGTCGGCAAGTCCACGTTTGCCGCGAGCGCACCCAACGCGGTCGGCATCATCACCGAAGAAGGCCTGGACAACATCGACGTGGCCGCCTTCCCCAAGGCCAACACCTTTGACGAGGTAATGCAGGCGCTCGCCACGCTCTACACCGAGGCGCACGAGTTCCAGACCGTGTTCGTCGATTCCGTGGACTGGCTGGAGCCGCTGATTCTGGCCAAGGTCTGCGCCGAGCACCGCGTCAAGAACATTGAGGAAATCGGCTACGGCAAGGGCTACATCATGGCCGACGACCTGTGGCGCCAGTTCTTCGACGGCCTGGACGCCCTGCGCAACCAAAAGAACATGACCATCATCTGCATCGCGCACGAGCAGATCAACAAGGTCAAGAACCCCACGCTCGCCGACGACTACGACGCCTACAGCCTCAAGCTCAACAAGCGGGCTGTGGCCATCATCAACGAGTGGGCCGACGTGATCGGGTTCGCTGCGCATGAGGTCATCACTCGCTCCACGGATGCCGGCTTCAACCAGAAGGACATCAAGGCGATCAGCACCGGCGCCCGCAAGCTGCACCTGAACCCGCACCCCGCCTACATCGCGGGCAACCGCTACGGCATGCCGGACTGCGCCCTGAACTGGCCCGCATTCCAGCAGGGGTTGACTGCCGCAATGACGGCCGGCACTTCTTCGGCCGCCTGATTAAGTTTTTCTCAACCGCCATTCACCAAGAAAGGATTGAACGATGGCATCACTGAACGGCTTTGACGCCTCCCAAGTACCCGAGCAAATGGAGTTCACCGCGCTGCCCGAGGGGCAGTACGTGGTGATCGCCACCGCATCGGAAATGAAGCCCACCAAGAACGGCCAGGGCCAATTCCTCCAGTTCACCTTCGAGGTTCTGGACGGTCCGCGCAAGGGCAGCAAGCTCTGGGCACGCCTGAACCTGGTCAACCAGAACCAGACCGCCGTGGACATCGCCCAGCGCGAACTCGGTGCGATCTGCCGCGCCGTCGGGGTCATCAAGCCCAACGACAGCGCCGAACTGCACAACCGCCCGTTGCTGGTGACCGTGGCCGTCGAGGTTGACGACCGCAAGCGCGAGGGCAACGTCATCAAGAAATACGAGCCGGTCAATGCCGGTGGTGCTGCGCCCGTGAACAACGCCGCGCCGGTCGGTGCTGCCCCTTGGGGCGCACAGCAGCAGCAAGCCGCGGCACCTGCAGCCGCGCCTGCCGCGCAACCGTGGAACGCAGCCGCTGCTGGCGCTGCGCCCTGGCAGAAGTAAGGAGTACGGGCCGAAAGCGGATGCTGCTGTACCAGCGCCGGTGACGATCAGCGGACGCAGCGAGTAGGCCCTTCCCCAATCCCCTCAACAACTGGAGAAACCCAAGTGACCCAACCGACCCCGACGCCCTTCGATCCGGCGCAAGTGCCGATCAACTACACGCTGAACTTCCACCAGGTCAACCTGATCCTTGAAGGCCTGTCCGAACTGCCGCGCAAGAAGTCCGAGGGCTTCTACGAGCAGTTCCGCAGTGTCGCCCTGCAGACCCTGCAGATCGCCGAGCAGGCCGCCAAGGACGCAGCCGAGAAGGCAGCGGCAGACGAAGCAGCCCGCAACGCAGAACCCGAGGCCGCCACGGCAGAAAGCGCCGAAGCATGACCATGCAGCAATACATTGGCGTCAAGCTGATTAACGCCAAGCCGATGACGCGGCAGGCCTACAACGACTTCCGCGGCTGGACCTTGCCTGCCGACGAGAACGGTGCTGACGAGGGCTATCTGGTCGAGTACCTGGACGGCGGCCGTGGCAACACCGACCACTACGCCGGCTACGTGTCCTGGTCGCCTGCCGACGTGTTCGACCGCGCCTACCGCAAGACCAGCGGCATGACCTTCGGGCTTGCGCTCGAAGCCTTGAAGCTGGGCAGCAAGGTGGCGCGTACTGGCTGGAACGGCAAGGGCATGTGGCTGTCGCTGTCTGCCCATAACGCCAGCACCCGCATGGTCCCTGCTGGCGGATTCTGGTCAGAGAACAACGCAGAGTACGCCCGCTCGATCGGGGGCGCTGCGCCGGTGCTTCCCTGCATCACGATGAAAACCGCCACTGGCGAGATCCTGATGGGCTGGCTGGCCAGTCAGACGGACATGCTGGCCGAAGATTGGGAGATCGTGGAATGAGCACCGACGCCCAAATCGAAGCCGAGATCCAGTCCAAAGGCAAGACCGCGCCGCGCATCACGCCCGCCGACATCGAAGCGAACATCCTGATGGAGAGCTACTTCACGGCTGCTGACGGGGTTCGCGCCACGGGCAAGGAAGCAGTCATGGAGCACACGCTGCTGACCTTCTGCGTGCTGGTGCTGCGCAACGGATTCACCGTCACCGGCGTGTCGGCCTGCGCCAGCCCTGAAAACTTCGACGCAGAAATCGGCCGCAAGATTGCGCGCCAAAACGCCGTCGAAAGAGTCTGGCCCCTCATGGGCTACGAGCTTCGCTCCAAGCTGGCCGCTGCGGCCGACAACGACTTCCCTCTCGGGAATGCGTGCGATCTGTCTGGCGAAGGCACCTGCGAGGCCTGCCAGTAACGAACGGCACGGGCCGAGACTCCCGGCCCGGATCACCGCCCAAACGCGGGGCGCTGCCAAATGCGTGACAGCCGGGAGAGACCGGCACCGAACAACGAGGGACCGAATCAATGAATTACGAAGAACACGTGCGCGCAATGTTGCGGCACGCCACCGAGAAATGCAGCACCGACCAGCAGGCCGCCACCGAAATGGGCGAAGTCGTCAAGGCGCTGGGCAATGGCATTGCCCTCGTCGCCATGGGCCTGCCGCAGCAGTACATCGCCGCTTTTGTCGTCGAGGTCACGAAGGCCATCGCCGCACAGATCCACGAATACCAGATTAAGCACGGCGCCGCGGTGGACGCTGAGACATTCCTGCGCGATCACTTCAACCCGGGGGTGTTCAATGGCTGACATCGCCGACTTCACCGACCCGATCGTTGCAGCGATCTACGAGCAGTACGAAAAGCGCGGCGAGTCCGAGAAGGCCCGCACCTACCTGGGCGCGTCTGTCATCGGCAAGGAATGCAAGCGGGCCCTGTGGTACTCATTCCGCTGGGCCACGAAAGAGAAGTTCGACGGTCGCATGCTGCGACTGTTCCAGACCGGGCACCTTGAGGAACCGCGCATGGTGGCCGACCTTCGGGCGATCGGCGCCAAGGTCTACGACGTGAACCCGGCCGACGGCAAGCAATTCGGTTTTGTCGGGCATGGTGGCCACGCCCGCGGACACATGGACGGCTGCGCCCAGGGCATCCCGAGCGGTGGCCAGAAGTGGCACGTACTGGAGTTCAAGACCCATTCGGCCAAGAGCTTTGCCGAACTCAAGAAGAACGGCGTGAAGAAGGCCAAGCCCGAGCACTACGCCCAAATGCAGTGGTACATGGGCAAGTCGGGCATGGATCGGGCCCTGTACCTGGCCAAGAACAAGGACACCGACGAGCTTTATTCCGAGCGCATCGAGTTCGACAAGGTGTTCTTCGAGCAACTCGAAGCCAAGTTCGACAGCATCATCTTTGCCGCCGAGCCCCCTTCCAAGATCAGCGACGACCCGAAGTTCTACCTATGCAACTGGTGCAGTCACAAGGACGTGTGCCACGGCCATCGCGTGCCGGCCGTCAGTTGCCGCACCTGCGTGCACTCCACGCCCGAGCGTGACGGAGACGGCCGCTGGTCATGCGCCAAGCACGGCCCGGAGATCCCGGTGCACGCCCAGCGCACCGGCTGCAGCAATCACCTGCCCCTGCCGTTCCTGCTGACTTATGCCGATGCGGTGGACGCCGGCGACGGCTGGATCGAGTTCAAGCGCAAGGACAACGGCCTGCAGTTCTTTGTGGTCGAGCCGGGGGTCATTCCACCGGGGCCGGTGGTCATCACTTACTCCACGCACGAGATCAGCGCAGCCGCCAACCATCGGGCTATTTGCGACCCGGAGGTTGAGAAATACAGAACAGAGTTTCAGGGATCAATCGTAGGTTAATCATGATCGACTTCATCACATACCAATACCAAGCCATGCGCACCGCAAAGCCCGGTGACGCCGACTTTGATCTCATGCACGCGGCCTACGGGGTGGCCGGGGAGGCGGGCGAGTTCGCCGACTGCATCAAGAAGCACCAGATCTACGGCAAAGACTTCGACCGAGAAAACGCGATCGAAGAACTGGGCGACTTGCTTTGGTACATCGCCCTGGCCTGCAACGCCTTGGACACCACCATGGATCAGGTGGCCATGGCCAATATCGCCAAGCTGCGCAAACGCTACCCGGAGAAGTACAGCGATCAGCACGCAGCGGCTCGTTTGGACAAGCAGCATGACCAAGCGAGTTCCACAACCTGAGTGGCTGGTTCAAGCCCAGTGCTTAGGCAAACACCGCTTCGACGACCGGGGGCTCGCCAACAAGGTGGCCCGCCAGTCGGCAAGGCGCAAGACAGCAAGGCCGAACGTCTATCGATGCATCAATTGCGGAGGCTGGCACATCGGCAACGGAAACGGACGACAAGCAAATCGAAGGAAGTGACGCATGAGTTTCAGTCAACAACAAGAGCAAGCCATCAAGGCCGTCAAGGCATGGCTTGCCGATAAGAAGGGCCCGCAGGTGTTCCGCCTGTTCGGTTTCGCCGGCACAGGCAAAACGACCATCGCCAAGGAACTGGCCAGCGAGGTCAAGGGCCGCGTGCTGTTCGCCTGCTTTACCGGCAAGGCCGCCCTGGTGCTGCGCAAGAAGGGCTGCCATGGCGCGAGCACGATCCACAGCCTCATCTACAAGCCGGTGTCCCTGCCAGGTGGCGCCGTCACGTTTGAGTTGAACGACGAAAGCGACGCCAAAGACGCGGCCCTGCTGGTCATCGACGAGGTTTCGATGGTCGGCCAGGACATCGCCACGGATCTGCTGTCGTTCGGCTGCAAGGTGCTGGTGCTGGGGGACCCGGCCCAGCTACCGCCCGTATTCGGCGAGGGCTATTTCATCAACGCCGAGCCCGACTTCATGCTGACCGAAGTGCATCGGCAGGCGCAGGACAGCCCAATCATTCGCATGAGCATGGAGGTGCGCGAGGGCCGTGGCCTGCAGGTCGGGCGCTACGGTGAAAGCGCCGTGGTGCCCCGGTTCAGCCTCAAGTACCACGAGATGCCCGAGATCGTCTGCACGCCGGATCAGGTGCTGTGCGGCACCAACCGCATGCGCCAGAGCCTCAACAACATGGTGCGCGAGCACAAAGGGCTCAAGGGCAATCCGCACGAGGCCATGCCCGCGGTCGGCGACCGGCTGGTGTGCCTCAAGAACAAGAAGGACAAGAGCCTGTTCAACGGCGGCCTGTTCGATGTGCTGTCCGTGGTCAATGACGACGTGGCCTCGCAAATGGCCGTGCGCTCGCTCGACCAAGACGATTGGGACGTGGACATCCGGGTGCCGGCCGAACTGTTCACCGGCAGCGACAAGAAGAAGAACTGGTACGACTTCCAGAGCTTCGACGAATTCACCTACGGCTGGGCGCTCACGGTGCACAAGTCGCAGGGCAGCCAGTGGAACAACGTGACCGTGTTCGACGAAAGCGCGTCCTTCCGCGAGCACTCGGCCAAGCACCTCTATACCGCGATCACCCGGGCGGCAGAAAGGGTCACGGTGATCGTATGAACCAGACCCGCATCGGCTCCCTGATTGAAGCCTGCATCAACACGGCCATCGGCTTTGCCATGTCGATCGCCCTGAGCCTGATCGTCTACCCGATGTTCGGCCACTCATTCACGCTGGCCCAGAACGTCGGCATCACAGCGATCTTCACCGTGGCCAGCATCCTGCGCGGCTACGTCGTGCGGCGCTGGTTCAATGCCCGCATCCATCGGGCCGCGGTGCGCCTGGCAGGGAGTGCGGCATGAGGGACGTGAGCCACCACGGCTACGGCCTTGAACTTGACTCTTTGCCAAAGACTCAAGCCGAAGCAATTGCAACCGGATCGAGGTTTTATTTCACCGGAAAGCCATGCGCCCATGGACACGAGTCCCCTAGGTACACCAAAGCGGCTGCATGCGTTGCCTGCAACCGCGTCAGAAATGTAAAGCGCGACGGCATTGCTGTTGACCGCGCAGGAGCGAGAGCCAGAAAGCACGCAGCACGAGTACTGGCACACGAGTCTGGGGCGATGACTTACGACAACCCCGATCCGTGCAGTAACGGCCACTACAAGCGTTGGGTGTCAACCAACAACTGCGTCCAGTGTGATGCTGACGCAAGACAACGACACAAGATCAGCGCCAAGTTCTCCAGGATCAAAAAAGAGTACGGCCTATCGCGTGAACAGTACATGGCGATGGTTGATAGTCAGCGTGGATCGTGCGCGATCTGTTGCGAAACACCTGAATCTCACTTCTCGCTGCACGTTGACCACTGCCACACCACGGGCGTAGTGCGCGGCTTGCTGTGTAGCAAGTGCAATCAAGGCATCGGGCTGTTCAAAGAAAGCAAAGCATTGATGGCGAAAGCCATGGAGTACCTGTCGTGACTGTTTCACTTCGACAATATCAAGAAGAGGCCGTGCAGGCCATCTACGATTACTTCAAAACCAAGTCCGGGAATCCGTTAATAGTCCTGCCCACCGGCGCCGGCAAAAGCCTGACTATGGCCGCGTTCATCAAGGGCGCCATAGAGGCCTATCCCGCAACACGCATCATCCTCTTGACGCATGTACGCGAATTAATTGAGCAGGACGCCCAGGCCATCATCCGGTACTGGCCCGAGGCGCCCATCGGCATCTGGTCGGCGGGTGTTGGCCAGAAGGTCAAGGAACAGGTGACCGTGGCCGGCATCCAGTCGATCCACAACCTGCCGGCCAAGTTCGCCGGTACCGATCTGGTCATCATCGACGAGGCCCACCTGGTCAGCAAGAAGTCCGACACGATGTACGGCCGGTTTCTCGCGGGCCTGCGCCACCACAACCCGGCGCTCAAGGTGATCGGTCTCACGGCCACGCACTACCGCATGGACTCGGGCCTGCTGACCGACGGCGAAAGCCGCATCTTCACCGACGTGGCCTACGAGGCCCACGTGGGCGAGCTTATCAAGGCCGGTTACCTGTGCCCGCTGGTGGCCAAGAACGGCGCCACCAAGGCCGATCTGAGCCAGGTGCACACCCGTGGCGGCGAGTTCGTGGCCAATGAACTGCAGACCGCCATGGACAAGGCCGATCTGATTCAGGGCGCACTCGATGAGGTGGCCACCTACGCCCACGACCGCCAGCACATTCTGGGGTTCTGCGCCGGTGTCGAGCACGCCGCGCACTGCGCCGAAGCGGCCCGGGCCCGGGGATGGTCGGCCGACTTCGTGACCGGCGACATGAGCCCCGCCGAACGCGAATACAAGATCGAGGGGTTCAAGTCGGGTCGGCTGCGCTTCCTGTTCAACGCCATGCTGCTGACCACGGGCTTTGACGCCCCGCACATCGACTGCATCGTCATGCTGCGCCCGACCAAGAGCACGGGCCTGTACGTGCAGATCATGGGCCGCGGCCTGCGCAAGCACCCCAGCAAGGAAAACACCCTGGTGCTGGACTTCGCCGGCAACGTCGAACGCCATGGCCCGATCGACCAGATCCGCGTGAAGAAGAAGCGCGACGGCAAGGGCGAAGGCGTGAGCGTGGCCCCGGTCAAGGAATGCCCGTCATGCCATGAACTGCTGCACACGAGCGTGATGCTGTGCCAGTGCGGGCACGAGTGGAAGGCCAGCGCCCCACACGGTACCGAGGCAGCCGACGCGGTGATCGTGGCCGCGCTGGAAAAGCCACGGCTCTACAACGTGGACCGGATCGAGTATCAGGCGCACAACAAGACGGGCAAGGCGCCCAGCATGCGCGTGACCTACTGGTGCGGGCCTTCGTCGTTTGACGAGTGGGTACCGATCGAGGACGAGCGCCCGTTCGTGAAGAAGCACGCCGTGTCGTGGTTCTGGGAGCGCGGCTGCATCTGCCCGCCAAACGTCGAGGCCGGATTGGAGATGGTGCGGGCCGGCCGGGTGCCTGCACCGGACAGCATCATGGTCAAGCCCGACGGCAAGTATTGGCGGGTGGTCGGCGCCACCATGGGCGCCCGCCGCCTGGATGTCTCCACGGTGGTGGAGCGTGATCGGTTTTGGGAGCAAGTCGCATGAAACCCCACGAGATCCAAGTCAAGGTGAACATCGCCCAGCGTGAGGCCGATTACTGGCGCCAGATTCTGCGCGACAAGGCCTGCAAGAACTGTGTCGAGTGGGAGGGCAACACCTGCCGCCTGGCCGGGCACATCACGCCACCGCCCGACGTGCAGAAAACAGGCTGCCCCGAATGGACGTATGACCAGATCCCGTTTTGAACCATGAACACAGCATTCCTACTCATGGCCCAGTACAACGGGCTCGCCGTCATCCCGGCCGATGTGGTCTGCCGCGACTACTTCCCGCACCTCACGCCCGACAAGTTCGTGCGCAAGGTGTCGGCCGGTGAAATCAAGTTGCCGCTGATTCGCATGGAGGGCAGCCAGAAGGCGGCTAAGGGCGTGCACCTGCAGGACTTAGCCGACTACCTGGACGCCCGCCGCGCGGCAGCCCGCAAAGAGGCGCAACAACTGGCCGGGTGATGGGTGCTACGCCGGAGCTACACCAGAATCCGGTACCGCCCCTAAGCCTGCGCCAGCGTTCACGTTTTATTTAGGATCTGTCCAATCCATCATCGGCGCCACGCATAAACGCCAAGCCCTTGTCAGATCTCTATTTCCTGATCCGACAAGGGTTTGCGTGGCTTTTTCGTCTGTCTGATTCAAGCTCATTTCGGCCGTTTTGGTGCGATTTTTTCCTGCCGGTGCTACATTCAGTGCTACAGAACGACCGTGTAGCACCGAAGGAACGACCGAATGGGGACGATTACACCACGCAAGCGCAGCGACGGCACGACCGGGTACACCGCCCAGATCCGGATCAAGAAGGCCGGCCGCGTCATCCATCAGGAAGCCCAGACCTTTGACCGGGAACAGGCGGCCAAGATCTGGATGAAGAAGCGCGAGACCGCACTGAGCGAGCCCGGGGCGCTGGAGAAGGTCAACCAGCCCGACCCGCCACTGCACAAGGTCATCGACCACTACCTCAAAGACACCCGGCGCGAGTACGGCAAGACCAAGATCCAGGTGCTCAATGCCATCAAGGCCAGCGACCTGGGGGGCATGCAGTGCTCGGGCATTCGCAGCCAGCACATCATCGAGTTTGCGCAGGGCCTGGGCGTGCAGCCGCAGACCGTGGGCAATTACCTGTCACACCTTGCGTCCGTGTTTGCCGTGGCCCGGCCGGCTTGGGGCTACCCACTGGACAAGGGCGCCATCGACGACGCCCGGACCGTGGCGCAGCGGCTGGGCCTGACATCCAGATCGAACCAGCGCGATCGGCGCCCCACCCTCGAAGAACTTGACCGCATCCTGACGCACTACGGGGTCATGCAGGCCAAGCGCAGTGACGCGATCCCGATGCAGGACATTGTGCGGTTCGCCATCTTCTCCACGCGGCGACTGGAGGAAATCACCCGCATCGCCTGGGAAGATCTGGACACGGAGCGCAGCGAGATCATCGTGCGCGACATGAAGCACCCGGGCGAGAAAATCGGCAACGACGTGCGGGTGACGCTGACCCCGCAGGCCCTGGCCATCGTGCGCAAGCAGGCGGGCAAGACCGGGCCGATCTTTCCCTACAACAGCGACAGCATCAGCGCCTCATTCACCCGGGCGTGCAAGGTACTGGGCATCGAGGATCTGCACTTTCACGACCTGCGCCATGAGGGCATTAGCCGGTTGTTTGAACTGGGCTGGACGATCCCGCATGTGGCCACCGTCTCGGGCCACCGCACGTGGACCTCGCTCAAGCGATACACGCACATTCGGCAGACCGGCGACAAATATGAGGGCTGGTCATGGCTGGGATGAAAAAGTCGCACCGAAAAGAGGCACACCGATTGCATACCGAGTGCGGTGCAATCTGACAATTCCCTGAAAGCCCATGCCGTTCAGTCTTGTGCCGACCCCAGCCCTCGAACTCATCATCGAAGAATCGGACCACCCGCACGCAGACAAAGCCGTCGAAGAACTGCGAAAGCTGCGTGACATCAATTGTCACCTGCTGACACATTTCGTTGCGATCAAACAACAGACGGAGGCCAGCACTGCCGGCCTCCAGTCCTTAGTCCGCGAGATCGAGCCCGAGGCGCCCCCGCATCTCTCTGGGCGCCTGCTTGAGTAAGCGGCCGTCCTTGTCGATGCCCATCTGCCGCGCCTTGTCACGGATCTGATTGGGCTTGATGACGATCGGCGTATCCGGGTTGCGCTTGTTCCAGGTCTCCAGCCGCTGCTGGGCTTCGGTCACCAGCGCCGGATCGCTGTCCACAATGCCGCGCACCCACTGGTCCACGATGCTGGACTCGGTGCGCTTTTGCAGCCCGATGTCCTGCTGCACCGGCATGGTCTTGCGAGTCTCCTGCGCCACCTTGGTCGGGTTGAAGCCGATGCTCTTGACCGCGATGTCGGTGCCGTCCACGTCCACCACCTTGCGGCCCTTGGCGTCCGTGGCGTAGCCCTTCTTGGTCATCTCCACGGCGGCCAGCACGTCCTTGACCGCCTTGGGCGCAAGGTTCTGCAGGGCCTTGCCGGCGTTGCCTTCCACGGCCGCGTCGTAGGCGTCCCCGATCTGGCTGGCCATGCCTGCCGTGGGGCCAAAGATCTCGGCCACCTCGCGCCCACGGCCTTGCTCGTTGCTGGGTTTGAGCAGGCCGGTACCGGGGATCAGGTTGCCTAGACCCAGACGGCCCGAGAAGTCGAGCGGCAACTTGGACGACACGCCGTACAGGAACAGGTCGCCCATGGTCTTGCCCAGAATCTCGTGCGCGAGCCGGCGCTTGTTGCGGCGCATGTTGGTGTCCAGGCCGAACATCTGCCCCACGGTGTCGATCAGGTCGTCGAGATCCTGCGCGAATGGCAGGCCCTCGGCGCCGGATGCGAGCATCAGCACGGCCAGCATGGTCAGCGCGGCCCGCTTGCCCTCAGGCCCGCCACGCTTCCACATGCGCGAGAGCAGTTCGAGGTACATCAGGCTGAACTGCTTGAAGGTCAGGATGGCGCGGCCAACAGTGTTTTGTGCCCAGTTGGGTCGGTTGACCTTGTTGTAGATGCCCTGCGTTTCGTTGACCGCCCTCACCGCGAAGGCGTAAGGGTTGCGCTCGCCGTTGGCCTGCGCCACTTCCCATGCCGCGATGAACGTCAGGCGGCGGTTGAAGCCTTCGGCCAGGGCGAACATCGAGCCCCACAGCGTCAGGAAGGCGCTGACCCGGGCGCGGGCATCTTCGCTACCGGCCTTGATCGCCTTGCCTGCGCCGGGGATCTTGGCCAGGGTGTTGACCAGATTGGAGGCCACGCCCTGGGCGCCGACGCTGTAGAGGTGGAAGATTTCCTGAGCGTCAACGATGCCCTCCTGCGCGGCCCGCTTGAGTGCCGTGCGCAATTCGTCATCGGTGATCTGCTTGCGCCCCATGGCGTAGGGCAGCGCCTGCGTGATCGCCTTGGTGGCCACCGGGATGCCGAACTGCGACAGGTACGGGGCAGTCATCATGACGGGCTGCGTCAGGTTGACCACGGCCGCGGCGACTGAGCCGCCCAGGAACCACGCGAACATCGTGGAGGAAATCTGGGCGCCGTCGTCGCTCGGGTTCATCACGAACTTCTTGAGCCGGATGGCCTCGTCCAGCACGTCGCCCTTTTCCTTGGGGATGTACTTGATGGCGTTGTTCAGGTCGCGCAGGTAGTAACGCTGCGCGGCAAACCGGCCGTTGCTGGTGATGAAGTTCGACAGCACCCGGGGCAGATCCTGGCTGAAACCTTCGGTGCCCTTGCGCTCCAGGCGGCGCTTCAAGGCGCTGCGCTCGGTCATGGCCAGTTCGATGTACTTGCGCATGGCCGTGTCAGCGCCGATCGCCTCGGCAAACAGCGCCAGCGTCTCGGGGCTGATCCCGGCGTACATCTCGTGGCTGGTCTGGCTCTTGGTGCCGGCCTTCACCCGCACGTCATCACGGTCGGCGTACAAGGCGGCCTTCTCGGCGCGGACCGCCTTGGCCTCGCCCTCGGTCTCGTACTGGCCGTAGAACAGCGTGATCGAGTCGCCGTTTTCGTCGCGGGCCACGTTGCCGGTGGTCGGGTCGATCGCCTGCACGGTCACGGTGAACTTGCCGAAACGCATCAGCGGCGCATACCCGGCCGCCTTGAGGTTCTTGCCGGTCACGAAGATCTTTTCGATCTGGCGCAGCGTGCGCTTGTAGCTCTCGCGTGCGGCCTCCAACTCGGCCTGCTGCTGGTCAGCGCCCATGCCGGCCGCGGCCTTGATCGCCCGGTCGAGCATCTTGATCTGCTTCTTGATCTCGCCGGTAATCAGCGCCTGGGCCTGGCGGGGGTTGTCGATGATGGTCCGGCGCATGGCCTTGGGCACAAAGCCCTGGGCCATGGCGTAGGCCTCGGCCGCGGCCAACTCGTCGAGGCTGGCGTCGATCGCGTTGCGGGCCTGCTGGTACAGGGCCCACGACTGTTCGGTCGCACCCGGGCGGGCCATGAATTCGGCCATGGTCCAGACGCGGCCCTGCATGACGCTATCGCCGGCCAGCGTGCCGTCGAAGATCGCCTGGGCGGCATGCTCCAGATTCTTGTCGGCCTTCTTGCCCTTGACCATGGTGGCCAGCGCCGACTTCACATCGTCCACGCGGGGCAGCACGCCCGGGGCCAGTTCGGCCGGGCGAATCGAGGTCAGCGAGACCTCGTTCTGCATGGCGTTGACGTAGCCGAACACCTTGCCGAAGTGCTTGTCCTTGAGGGCCTTGTTGAACTGGGTGGAGAGCGTCTTGTCGTAGGCGCCGAAGGTCTTGAGGCTCTTGTCCCGGTTGCCAAAGAACTGGATCAGGTTGTTCTGGGCGCGGCGGGTGATGTCGTTGAACGTCGGGGCACCGTTTGAGGAACCGGACCGCTCAACCAGCATCTTCTCGGACTGCATGGCGCCGTCGGTGCGCATGACCTCGCGCAGTGCCTTGAGCACCGGCGCATCGCTGCGCAGGCCCAGCACGCCCTTGACGCGCTCGATGAACTCCTTGAACCACTGCACGGCACGCGACACCCACGAACCGCGCGCTTGGAACCGGCCGGACAGGATGCGGGTGGCGTTGACCGCCCAGAACTCGGACGGGCTGTAGAGCTGGTAGTGCTTGTCGTAGGTCAGCGTGCCGCTGCCAAAGGCATCACGCACCCGGTCCGATGCCTTTTGATCGCCGGTCATGCTGGCCTTGAGCATGTCGCGCATGAGCTCCTGAACCTCGGGGGTCGCAGCCTTGTAGGCGGCATCCCAGGCGCGTTGCCATGCCTGCAGCACGCCGTCCTGCACTTCCTTGGGCATCATGCGCTCGGTGTGGTGCAGGATCTCGTGCACCGCCGAACCGACGTTTGCCTTGCCGGCGATCAGCTTCATGATGCGGGGCAGCGGCATGTACTCGGCCGCCTGGCCGCGCTCGCCCTCGCTGCGAATGCTGATGCCCAGGCCATCGGCCACGTCCGGGTTCTGGTCGAGCAACCACTGGGCGAAGTCGGCGGCCTCGCGCGTCACCGTGTTGTCGGCCACGCCACGGCGCATCTGGGCCACGATCCATTCGGCGCCACGACGGCGGCCGGCCACGACGCGGCGGTACTCGCGCTCGTCGCGCTGGTTGTTCAGTGACGCCGTGATCTCCCGCACGGCCAGCACGTACTCGGCCTCGGTGATCTTGCCGTCGTCCAGGCGCTGCTCCAGCTTGTTGAGCTTCTGGCGGGCATTGACGCGCACGGGCTCGGGCACGCCGGCAAAGGCGCTGGCCGGGGCGCGGGCGATGTCCATGATCTTGGGCCCCGGCGCCTCGCCATCGAGCGAAGTCTTGCCGGCACGCAGGGCGGCCACCACGGCCTTGTGGCGCTCGTTCAGGCTGCGCAGTTCTTCCTCTTTCGGGAAACCCCGGGCCAATTCCTTCTTGGCGTTCTCGGCGTCCTTCTCGAACTGCACCACGGCATCGGCCGTGCGCTCCTTCCACTTGGCCGCGTTGTCGGCCAGGTTGTCCATGCGGGTGATGAACCCGGACACACTGAACTTGTCGTTCTGGCCGTAGGTGGTGCTGCTGACCAGGTGGTCGCGGTGCAGGGTGAAGAACGTCACGCCCACCGAATCCCGGCGCAGGTACAGGTCAATGCCGCGGTACGAGCCGACCTTCTTGCCTTCGCTGGTGTCGGCATTGGCCACCATCTTGCTGGCCAGTTCCTCGGTGTTGACGCCCTTCTCGCCGTCGATGGTCAGGCCGAACACCTTGAGGCCCAGCTTGTCCTTGTTCTTGGGCTGGACCTGGCCGGCGAACTCGTCGGCCATCTTGGCGCTGCTGTATACCCATCCAGTTTTGTTCTCGGCGTCCTTGATCTTCTTTTCCAGATCGAAGCGGCTGCGCTCCCACGACTTCTTCATGGCTTGCAGCTTGCGCAGGTCCGTGCGCATGCTGATTTCTTCGAGGATCAGCGGATTGCCCGAAGCGCCGGCCTTCATCTCGGCGGCGTTGGCCGATTCGCTGGAAACGTCCTCGACCTCGCGCAGCGTGGCGTCGGTCTTGAACTGCTCGATCGCCCGGGCCTTGGTCTCGATGATCTCCCACATGCGCGAGTCATAGGTCTGCTTGGTGGCGTAGCGGTAGATCGCCACCTCGAACCCTTCGGGATCGGCCTCGTAGAACTCGTTGCCCTGGCGAATGATGCGGCCCTCGCGCTGCTCCAGATCGGCCGGGCGCCACGGTGCATCCATGTGATGCAGGGCCACCAGCTTGGACTGCACGTTGGTGCCGGCGCCCATCTTTTGGGTGGAGCCCAGCAGCACGCGCACCTCGCCCGCGTTGACGGCCGCGAACAGGGCCGCTTTCTTCTCGTCGGTGTTGTAGTCGTGGATGAAAGCGATCTGCTCGGCCGGCATGCCCTTGGCGATCAGCTTGGCCTTGATGTCGTCGTAGACCGAGAAATTGCCGCCACCGTCGGCCAGCATTTCGTCCAGGCTGATTTCTTTGGCGCCCTCGGCGCTGTCCTCGTCCGATCCGGTGTCGTCGGCCTGGGCCTGCTGTTCTTCCCAGCGGGCGATGTAGTCGTCGATCGCCTCGCTGGCAATGGCGCGGCCCTGCACGCGCTCGCCGAACGTCGTCAGATCGGTCTTGGCCATCTTGGCGTTGGCGGCGTCCACGGCTTCGGCCTTGGTGCGCCCTTCGGCCACGGTCAGGCCGCTCGTGCGCTCGATGACCTGATAGACCTTGCCGGTCTTGTGCGTGAAGAACTGGAAGTCAGGCGCGGCCTGCAGGTTCAGGGGAACACCGGCCACGTGCAGCAGGGTCTCGCCGCCGTTCACGCGCAGGAAGAACGTGGGCACCTTGGCGGCTGCATCGGCCGTGGCCTGCCCCTTGGCGCTGGCCGGTACCGACAGGTCGCAGAACACCAGTTGCGTGCCCTTGCGCTCGTCGTTGGCCTTCCAGGTGTCGAAGATCCGGGACACGGCCGCATTGATCTTGCTGCCCTCGAAGTCGGGGGCGTTCTCGTCGATCAGGCGGTAGTCGAGACCGGCCTTGCGGGCCTGGCCGGTGATGGCCAGCGGGATCTCTTTCGGGTTGGTCTTGCTGGCCACCTTCCAGTTTTCCAGCCGGTAGACGATCGTGCCCGACTTGAATGTGATGACCGGCTGGCCGTTTTCGTCGAGCTTGGGCTTGCCGTCGGCGTCCATCTCCTGCTGCGGGATGCCGATGAATTCGGCCTGCAACGGGCTGCGCTCAGTCACCACGTTCTCGGGCCGGCCGCCCTTGACCTTGGGCAGCGGGAACCGCTTACCCTGGGCCTCGGCATCACGCATCAGGTCAGCGCGGCTCACGGTGTCGGCAATCTCGCCCCAGATCCCTTTCAACTCGGGCAGGTTGGCGAACTTGCGGAACCGGGTTTTCTGCACGAACTTGCCGGCCGCGTTCATTTCCCAGTCGCTGGTGGACTGGCCGAACGTGTTGGCCCAGGCGTCGAAGTTGTGGATGCCGCGGGCCTTGAGCGTTTCGTACTGGAGGAAACGCTGCATGTGGAACACCTCGGCGATCGAGTTCGCCAGCGGCGTGCCGGTGGCAAAAAACACGTTCTTGCCGCCTGCCCGCTCGGACACATAGCGCGTCTTGACGAACATATCGAAAGCGCGGGTCGATCCCTGCGGGCTACCCAGCCCGGCCACGCCCTGCAGCGTCGTGGTGTAGAACAGGTTTTTGAACTCGTGGGCCTCGTCCACGGCCAGCGCGTCCACGCCCAGATCGGCGAAGTCGAGAGCGTCGTCCTGCGAGCGGTCGGCGAGCTTCTTGAGCTTTTCCTCGATGCGGGTCTTGGCTCGCTCCAGATCCTTGACCGTGAAGCGGGCGCCCTTGTCGGCCTTGGCCTGCTGGATGGCCAGCGTCAGTTCGGCCAGTTGGTCGTCCAAGATCTTCTGCTCGGTCTCGGCCGGTACCGGAATGCGGCCGAACGACGAATGCGCCACCACCACCATGTCCCAGTCGCCCGTGGCGATGCGCGAGAACAGCAGTTTGCGGCGGTCCTTCTGGAAATCCTTGCGGCTGGCGGCCAGCACGTTGGCGCCGGGGTACAGCGCCAGAATGTCCTTGGCCCACTGCCCGACCAGGTGATTGGGCACCACGATCATGGGCTTGTTGGCCAGGCCCAGCCGGCGCATCTCCATCATGGCGGCGATGATGGCGTAGGTCTTGCCGGCGCCGACCACGTGATCTGCCAGCCCCTTGCCTTCCACCAGTGAGCGGTACACCCAGTTCAACTGGTGCGGGCGCAACTGAATGGCGGTGTTCATGCCCGGAAGCGTCAGGTGCGAGCCGTCGTACTTGCGCGGGACGTTGGTGTTGTAGGTGTCGTTGTAGGACCGGGCCAGCCGCTCGCGGCGGTCGTTGTCCTTCCAGATCCAGTCCTGGAAAGCCTCGGCCAGCGCGTCGGCCTTGCCCTGCGCCGCGGCGGTTTCCTCGGCGTTCAGCACCCGCTGGGTGTTGCCGTCGGGCAGACGGATCTCGTCATAGACGGCCACCTGCTTGTTGCTCATCAGCGTTTCGATGATGCGGTGGGCGCCCATGCGCTCCGTGCCAAACGTGGTGTTGGTCTCGGTCGGCGTGCCGGCGCCCACGTCCACCGACCAGTTGCCGGTGGCCGGCAGGAAAGCGCCGGACATCTTGCCGCCGAAGGTCTCCTTCACAAACGCGGCATAGTCGGACAGCGGCACCCAGGGCGAGCCGATCTTCACGAAGATGTCGCTCGGGTTGATGTCGGCCGGCTGCACCTTCATCAGCGCGGCCACGTTGCGCTGGAAGCGGGCGTCCTTCTCGGCAGCAGCGCGGGCCTGCGTCAGCGCGGCCTTGACGTTGCCCGACAGGTACAGGTCAGCAGGCACCCAGCCGCTGGCCGGATCTTCGAACACCAGGTCGCCCAACTCGGCCACGATGGTGTCATGGGGCTTGTTGCCATTCCGATCACCCAACAGGCCCGACATGTACCCCATGTCGATGCGGCCGCGCTCGTTGAGCGATGCCAGCATGGCCTCTTTGGCCGTGCCCGCCTTGGTGACTTGCGCCACCGGCGTCTGCACCCGCTTGGTGAAGATCGTCGCCTTGCTGGCCTTGGGCTGGCGGGGCTTCTGGCCGGTGGACTTGGCCACGGCCTCGGTCACGCCCTTGTCGAACTTCGCTTCGAGCGACAGCACCAGGGCCGCGTCGGAGTCGTCGGCAAACAGGCGCTTGTTGGTCTGGCCGTTGAGGTAGCCGTATTTCTTGACGAAGGCGTCGTAGGCCTTATTCAGTGCCGCACGGTTGGCCTCGATGTCGGCGTCTTTGCTGGTGGCGCTTTTCTCCAGTGCCAACTGCTGGCGCACCAGGTCGCGCAGACCGATCATGCCGACCATGCGCTCCAGTTCCTTGCCTTCGCGGGCCACGGGCACCGACTGGCGCTCGCCGTTGAAGTCGGGCATGCGCTGGTAGAGCTTGCCGTCCTGCAGGAAGTAGCCGTACTCGCGCACGTTGTCGGCCGTGCTGACCTTGTTGGCCTTCTCGCCGGCCTCGATGAAGGTGCTCTTGCCCGTCTGGAACACGCCCTCGGGCAGTTTCTCGATGGCTTTGGCCATCAGGTCGGGCAGGTTGTCGCCCTCGCGGGCCGACAGGGTGGGCTCGTTGGCGCGGTACATCGAACCGGCCAGCGTCATCTCGCCCAGCATCATGTCGGGGTTGGCCACGAAATACTTGTTGACCGGGATCGGCTGGCCGCTCTCGCGGTCGGTCAAGTCGGCCATGCCATTCCACTCGGCCGTGTTGGCCTCCACGCCGTCCGTCAGCTTCTGCAGGAAGATGATGTCGGTCGTGACCTCGGTGTTGGCGTTCTCCTGGAATGCGTTGTTCGGCAGGCGGATCGCGCCCAGCAGGCGGGTGCGCTCGGCCAGCCATGCGCGGGCCGCTTTGCCGCGGGCGTCGTTGGCATCCATCAGGCCCTTGGACACCACCATGGCCAGCACGCCACCGGGTTTCAGGGTTTCCACCGACTTGGCGAAGAAGAACCCGTGGATCTTGAACTTGCTGATTTCCGGGTTGCTCGGGTCGTAGAGCGACTCGTCACCGAACGGCGGGTTGCCGGTGGCCACGTCGAACGACTCGGGCGCGAGCTTGATGTCCTGGAACCCGATCGGCGCGTTGACCTTGGCCTGCGGGTACAACTGCTTGGCAATGCCGCCCGTGATGTGGTCGAACTCCACGCCGAACAGACGGGACTTGCCGCGGGCACCGACCGGCATCAGGCCGAAGAAATTGCCCGAACCCAGTGACGGCTCCAGCACGGCGCCGTTCTTGAACCCGATGCGGGCGAGACCCGCCCAGATCGCCTCGACCACCGGCTTGGCCGTGTAGTGGGCGTTGCGGGTGGACGATGCGGCCGTGGCGTACTCGTCTGCCGTCAGCAGTTCCTTGAGCTCGGCGTATTCCTTCGACCACTGCTTGTTCTTGGGGTCGAAGGCCTGGGGCATGCCACCCCAGCCGATGTACTTGGCCAGCACCGCCTGCTCGGCGGCCGTGGCCTGGCGGCCCTCGGACTCCAGCGACTTCAACAGCCGGATGGCCGCGATGTTGTTGGCGTACTTGGTCTTGGCACCCTGACCGGCGAAGTTCAGTTCGTCGGTGATGGTGAAGTTGGTCGCTACAGTGTCAGCGGCAGTTCGGCCATCTGCAGCTTTTCCGTCAGGCTGACGTGCTGCATCTGCGGGTCGATCCGATACTCGTTCGCCTGCACCAGTTGCGGCTTGAGGTTCTTGAGCATCGGCAGGAGCTTGTTGTCCGCGGTCAGTTGCTTGAACTTGCTCGGACTCCCCTCCAGCCAAATCGACAGCAGTTCGTTGGTCACCAGCAGCGGCAGGCCCGCCTTGCTCAGTGCCTGCATTTGATCCTTCGGCAGTGCTGCCATCACGTCGCTGTGGGTTGCCATCTTGTGCTTCCTTCGGTGTTTCCAGATTTTCCGCCTTGGCAGCCGGTTGCGCAATGCTCGATTGCGCGGCTCGCGTTGCTTCTTGCTCAACTGCCTGGGCAGCCAAATCGGCCAGTTCGGTGCTGGCCAGGTTCACCGGCATCCAGCGGTTTTGACTGCCGCCGTAGGGGTCGCCGGCCTTGGTCACGCGCATCATCACCGACACGCCCGACGTGGTAGTGGGCACGGGGCCACGCAGCGAAGTGCCGCCGATCGTGATGTAGATGCCCCGCTGCATGTCCGGGTGGAACATGGCCAGGCTCACGTCGCCCGACGTAGCCACACCCGACTCGTTCACGTTCACCGGCTTCATGGGCTTACCGGCCCGATTGGTGGCCGGCTCGAACCCGCGTGCCTGTAGCGTTTTCGCAACGTCCTGCAGGTACTTGCGGGTGTCGTTGAGGAACTGCGTTTTCACCGGCCCGCTGGGGCGTTCATCGCGGCTGTCGTAGCCGTCGATGCTGCTCACGCCGTAGTCGTCGCGCAGGGTCAGCGCACCAGCCGGTTTTTCTTTCTTGCGCTGGGGCTTCTCCACCTGGCCGATGGCCTGCTCGGTGCCGGGCGCAGGCTTCATGTGCTCGGCCGTGCCCTGCGTTTCCATCAGGTCGATCTCGGCCGGCGTGCTCATGCCGGCTGTGTCCAGACCGGGGTAGTGGCGCACGCCCTCGTAGAAACTGCGCAGGTACGGCCGGATCTTGTCGCCGAAGTCCTCCACCATGGCCTTGGCGTAATCCGAATACTTGCGCACGCCCGCCTCGATGTAGGCACCGGCCAGCGTCACGCCGTCCACCAACACCTCGGGGTCGATTCCCGAATTCATGTTGCCCAGCTTCGAGCGCAGGCGTGCGCGGGCTGCGGCCACCTTGTCCTCGGTGAACAGCTTGTTGCCGGCAAACTTGCTGGTGTCGGTCGCGGGCTGGTCGGCCGGGGCCGTGGTGCCCGCTTGGCCATCGTAGCCCTGCATCCACTCGAAAGCGGCCTTGTCGGTCAGGCCTGCAGGCGGCGTGCGGGGCTGGCCGGCCTTGGCGGCTTCGGCGCCCTGGGCCATGGGCTCGACCTGCTCAGATTTCCCAGTTTCTTCGACACGTTTCTCGGACGTGTCGATTTCAGCGGTGTTTTTGGGCGTGGCGCGCTTGGCCTTGGCCTCTTTCTCGGTCTTGGGCTTTGGCGCTGCCTCCACCTTGCGCAGCATGCTGGCGCCGACCGTGGCGTTGCCGACCGTGACGAGCCCCATGTCGGCATCCATGATCTTGTCGATGGTGCCGCGTACCACCCTGCCCTCGCGCTTCGATCCATCGGGCATGGTGTAGGTGCCGGGCGCGGTGTACTCCACCTGGTCGCCCTTCTTGAAGTTTTTGAGGGCTTCGCGGTTGGCTGCTTTCTGGCGCTCGATCTGCTCGTAACGCGCCTTTACGGCGTCGGCGTTGGCTGCTGGTGCTTCTTGTCCTTGCGCTTCTGCTTGCTGGGCTTGAGGGGCTTGAGTGCCATTCTTCGCTTCCTTTTGTTGGCGTGCTTCTTTCTCGGTCCTGGGCTTGGCCGGCGCCTCATCGAACGGGATGTCCGAATCGTCGGCCTGCTCAACCACGGGCGCGGTGTTCTGGATCGCCTCACGGTCCAGCCGCGCCTCGTCGTCGATCAGCGCATCTTCGGCTGGTAGCCCTTCGAGTCGTTGGCCTGCTTCGGTACCGACTTGGGCGGCTGGGGCTTGCCCTGCGGGTTCTTGCTGGGCGGCTGGCCCGCTTGCGAGCCCATCGCCGACGACGGCACCTTGATCGAGTGCAGGCCCAGTTCCTTCGTTGAGTGCTTGCGTTTGAACATCTTGGTTCTCCTGTGCGGCCACGAGGCCGGGTTCTGTGGCGGCCGGGAATGTCTGGCCAGCCTCGGGTTGCTCGACCGGCCCGGCCGCGGGGGCAGGCACTTGTGCCTGATTCTGGAATTGCGACTGATCGCTGGGGATGCTGGCAGCGCCAAACCCGTACAGGGCACGCAGCACCTGCGGGTCGTTCTGGGCTCGCTCCAGCCCGGCGAGTTCCTGCTGCTCGGCCGGCGACAGGCCGACCCCGGGCACGTCCTGATCGACGATGCCCGTCTCGCCCACGACGGTCTGAATGGAGCCGTCGCGCTTCTCGCGCAACTGCTGGTAGCGGGTGGCCGCAAAGTCCAGCACGTCCTGGTCGCTCACGTCCTCCACGCCAGGGGGCGTTGCGGCCGGCGTCGGCAGCACGGTCGCCTCGGGGATGCCGGCCTGCTCGGCCAGTTCGCGCACGATGTTGTCGGCGGTCTCCACGAGCGGGCTGGCGGGCGGATTGATCGCGGGCGCCCCGGCCTGCTCGGCCGGCTCCACCGGCAGGGCGCCGGCGTCAAACGTGGGTTCGATGCGGCCGTCGGGCGTGACGTTGGCCGACACCGGCGCGGCATCGGGGGCCATGGTGGGCCCGCTGCGCGGCGCCAGGCCCTGCGTGTTCCACTTGTTGAGTGCCTGCTGACGCGCATATTCGGCGTCGGCGTCGGTCGTGGTCTTTCCGTCCTCGCGCATGAAGCGCACAACCTTGGAAACGCCCGTGGTGCCGCCCGCCATGACGCCCGACTGCATGATCGTCTGGGCAATGGTGTCGGCCACCTGCTTGAGATAGTCGGCGCCCGTGGCCTGCGGGTTGAGGCCGACCGGGGCGAACTTGTCGGTACCGAACTGGCCGGTGGTGGTCAGCAATTCGCCCGGCACTTCCTTCTTGAGTGCGGACCACAGGAATCCGACGATCTGGTCACTGGGCATGCCGCGGGCGGCCGCCTTGATCGCGGCCATCTGCTCGCGCAGGCCGAACTTCTCGCCCAGCACCTCGAAGGCTGCAAAGATCGATGCGCGAGTGGCCGCGTCCTGGGCGGACTGACCGGCCGCGCGGCCGTCGCTGTACTCCTGCCCGAACGACTGCACGGCCATGCCGGCCAGCGGAATGGCCTGCGTGCCGGCCTTGACGCCACCAATCAACAGGGGCAACTGCTGGCCGATGCTGCTGATCGCGCCCTCGAAATTGCGCTCCAGGAACGTGCCCGACTCGCCAATCGCCTGCTCTTTGCCGCGGGTCCAATCACCGCCCGCCTTGGCCGCGGCAGCCGCGCCCTCCAGCCCGTAGACCTCGGACAAGAACTGGCCGTAGCCAGACACCGCCTTGCCGATGCCAAGCCCCGCCTTGGCCACGCCACGGACCACCGGGTTGTTGAGGCCATTGGGCCCGCCCGCCTGGTCAAACAGGGCTTTGGTGTCGAAGTCGAACGTGCTGCCCTGCGCCACACCGCGGCGCTGCATGAACTCGATCTCGCGGCCCGGTACCACACCGGCCGCTGCGGCCTCACGCGCTGCACGCTCGGCAAACGCCGGATCTTCGCCAGCGGCCACCAGGCGCTGCACGCGGGCCTCGATGCGGGGATCGAGCTTGGCCGTGGTGGGCGTGGCCACCTGATCGGCCTGCTCGAACACACCGGACCGCTCGCGGGCCAGCATGCCCACCCAGCCCGATTGCTCGGCCATGGCCTTGCGCTGATCGGGCGTTGCGGCGTCCCACTGCGCATTGAAGGCGGCCCGCACCTCGGGGCGCACCGGCACCTTGCTGGCCGTGGGCAGTTCGCCCGGGGCCGGGGCGTTCTCCAGCACCGATGCCGGCTTCTTGTCGCCCGGTCGGATGCCTGCCTTGGGGTAGATGCCAAACGCAGCTTTTTCGGCCTCGGGCGGGATTGGCGCCACCTGGTCGTCGGACTTGAGCGGCATCTGCAGGAACTGCTGGCGCAGGCCCTGGCCTTCGGCGCCCGCGTGCGGCGCGATCCAGTAGTCGAAGTACGCGGCCTTGGCCTTGAACTTGTCGTCGGCTGAGAGCTTGCGGAATTCGGGATTGGCCTCGATGTCGTCCCACTTGGGCGCCTTGCCCAGATCCGGCAGGGTGGCGGCCTGCGCCGACGGCACGACGTTGCCCACTCGCTTGAGCACGTCGGCCACGTAGCCGGAAACGCGCTTGCCGTTGCCGTCGGCGCGGTCGTTGCGCCACGCACTGCCCTGCCCCGGGTTGACGTTGCCTTCGCCCGAGAAGTAGCCCGCGGCGATCCTGGCGGGGTCGTTGCCGAACTTGCCGGCCAGATCCTTGATGATGCGCACCCCGACGCGCATGTTGTCCTCGGGGCTGTCGATGCGCTCGCCGGCGCGGGCGTAGCGGCGGAAGGTGTCGGGCATGATCTGCATGCCGCCACGTGCGCCGTCGGTGCTGGTGCGGGCGTTTGTGCCGCCGCTGGACTCCTGGCCGTAGATGGCGCCGATCACCGGCAGCAGACTTTCGGCGCCCTCTTGGGCGGCGATGCTGCGGATCACGTCCTGGCTGACGGGCTGCGTTTTCTGCGCGGCTGGCGCCGGCTTAGGCTGATCGAGAAAACCGGAGAGGTCTTGCCCGCCCGTGGCCGGTTGGGGGGAACCCCCAGAACCTGTGTTGTTGTTGCTCGAAAAAAAGTCAGACAGGTTCTGGTTGAGTTCCATGAGGCGCCTTTATTGAGAAGGGATGCCGAGTAGGGATCGGATTTGAGGATTCACTGTACCGGCCGCGGTGGAATTTGACGGCGTGTTGTTGAGGCCCGGCTGCTGCGCACGCTGGGCCCGGTCGTACAGGGCGCCGAAGTCGGCCATGTCCTGATCGGTGGGCTTCTTGCCCATGGCGATCGAGTCCTGGGCGCTCTTGAGGATGAACTGCTCACGGCTCATGGTCTTGGCCGAATTGAGGTGCGCCAGCGCCTGCTGCTGGGTCATGCCGTGGGTCGTCGTGAGGTAGTTCACGTCACGCTCCAGCGGACCCATCTTGTTGGCCTGACTCTTGGCCGACTCGGGCGCGGTGTAGACCGGCGTGGCCTTGCCGTCTTTGAGGGCCACCAGCGAATCACCGGCGTTGACGGTTTTGTATTCGGTCTTGCCGAAGGAGTCACGGATGCGCTGCATCTGGCCGGCGCTGATCTGCATGACCGGCTGGCCGTTGGCATCCTGAGCGACAAACACTTTCTCGCCGTTCTGCTCGGTGATGCCCACAGCGGCCACCCTCGGACGGGCGGCACCGCTCGCTTCATTGAGGCCATTGATGAAGGCGATCACCTGGTTGCTGTCGCCGATCTTGATGAGGTCGGCCAGTTTGGCAATACCGGCCGTTGCCGCGTCTGCTTCACTGAACACGCCCGCACGGCGCTTTTCGGCGATGACCCGGGGCAAGTCGGTCACTTGAAACTCGGAAAGCGTTTTCCCGATTTCGGCATTGTTGATGGCGGTTGCGCGTTCTGCGTCCTTGGTGAGCCCCCGGGTCGTGGCGTCTGCGCCACGGTTGGCCAACTCCTGCCGCGTCACGCCGGTCTGCTGGTCAACCAGGCTCAGGCCGGCCTCGTTCTGCTTGGCACGCAACTGGTTTCCGCTTCGATCGGCCGCGGCTTTGTCGGGTGCATCTTCGAGCCCCAGCCGGTTCTCGGTGCTGCGCAAGCGGTAACCGCTGCGCTCGGCCTCCATCCTGTCGGGCAGGTTGGACAGTTCAGCATCGCGCAGTGCCTGCTGGTAATTGCGCACCTGGCGACGGTCGCCCTCGCGGAAGTATTCGTCTGCTGCGATGAGCCCGAGTCCGATGCTGTTCATGGTGGATCCTCAAATGAACTGGCCGATGTCCTGATTGCCGTATTCGTTGCCGGTGCCAAAGCCGCCGTTGTTCTGCAGGTTCATGGCAGTGCCGGCCTTCACGCCGACGTTGCCCAGCCAGTTGCTCACCGTGGGGCTGCTGAACACGCGATCTGCCACTCGTCCAATCGCGCCCGAGGTCCGCATCGACTGATCGAGGTTCGAGTCCGCCAAGCTAAGATTGCTGCGGCCCGACGTGGCCAGCATGCTCGAAGCGGAGGCCGGCAGGCCTTTGCCCAGACTCAGGGCGTCCGTCTTGCGGGCATACGCCGTGTCGCGCACCTTCTGGCGGGCCGCGTTCTGCTGAGTGGCATCGGTAGCGGCCTGCGCCAGTTCGAGCCCCATCAGGTTGGCCGAATACCCGGGCGTGGACGGATCGAGCCCGGGCGTGCGTGCGAGCCGGTCGCGGGCCTTGCTGAACTGGCTTGATACCGTGGCCGATGCGTCACCGGCTGCGCGGGCAAAGTTCTCGGGGCTGTCGTAGTTCTGGGCCTCGCTGACCAGCCCCTTCTCCAACGGCTCGTAGATCTCTTTGTATCGGTTCCACTGGTCCGATGCGATCTCGGCCTGCATGGATGCAGCATCTGCCGCTGCGTTGTTGGCACGCTCGGCCGCCTTGTTTGCTTTTCGGTTCACCACGGAACCGACGACGGCGGTCGCCGCCGCTCCAGCAAGTGCGCTCGCGATGAACATTTCAGTTCCCCTTCAATTCCAATGCCGGTTCGTCGGCCATGAGTTTTTCGGCCAGCTTCATCAGGTCGCTCTGCAGGCCCTGGTGAAAGAGTTGGTGCGTCTCGCTTTTGATGACCAGCGCGTCCTCGACTTCCTCGGGCGTGGTCACGGTGGTGGCGTGCACGTTGGCCATGATGCTGTCCTCGTGCGCATAGATCAGCTTGCGCACCCCGGGCGGGCTCTTGAACACGCAGGGCCCGGTGGCCTCCGACACGACGCCATCGGTGATGACGGTCACCCGGCCCGAGAACAGGATGTTCAGGTGCTCGGTCTTGTGCCGGTGCCCGATCAGGAACGTGCCCTTGAGGATCTTGCCCTGGCGCATGTAGAGCCCTTCGGCGAACACGTGCTCGATGGGCACTTCGGCCTGCTCGCACTGGAGCATCACGGCTTCCAAAAGCTCCAGCTTCCGTGCCGGTGCGAGGCCTTCGGCGGTCGCGGCTGCACCGGACGCTGCAAGCGGGTCCGCAATCAGGCGTTCGACGGCAATGCTGGGGGCGATCATTGAGGCATTTTCGCCGTCGGCCCTCAATTTGACCCCTACCAGGCGACGGCCTCGACCTCGGCGGCCGTGCTGGCGGCGTCAATCTGCTGGCGCAGGCCGCGGGCCTTCACGTGCTGGGCGTTGACGTGTTGGCCGAGGGCCACCCCGACCGCCTGCATTTCGGCGCCGTTGAGCGTGCGCACGGTGTTGTCGGCCAGCGTCCAGTCGATGAGGAATCCGGGCGTAATGCCGGCCAGTTGGGAGGCGCCGATGATGCGCTGCTGACTCAGGGCATCGCTGTCAAAGGGCGAGCCGTCCCAGGTGAACCCGCCAAACTCGGCTTGCGACCGTGCCGCCTTGATCTTTTCCCACTGGTCGGCCTTGATCTGATCGAGTGCCCGCGCGTCGTACCACTGGTACGTCGCGTTGTCCCAGCCCCACCCGGGGTACGGCGGGAAAAGCGGTTGCCCGGTGTCGATCACCTGGCCGTCGGCATAGCGAAACACGGTGTCCGTACCAGACGGGGCGTCAATGCCTGGGATGACTGTTTCACCAGGCAGTTTGGCGATCTGCTCAACATCGTCGGTGGCGGACTCGCCGTAACCAGTGACGATGTTGTGCTGATTGATCTTGATGTATTTCATCGCTTGCCGCTCATGATGACAACGCCAGCCACGCAGATCAGGTTCTTGTACGTGTCTCCGCCAGACTCTGGGCCGGTCCTAATCCCAAGGGTGACGGTATGTGTGCCATTAGGCAGATTCACAAAACCCGTGATGGCGTTGGTTTTTGATTCTCCAAGGGTGCAACCGGCTTGCGACAAAAGCGTTCCGTTGATGAATGCTCCGGTCACCAGAACGGCAGCATTTCCGCCTTCCTCGTAAAACGTGGTGTAGCCGGTGATGATTGTCCCGGCTGTTTCACCAGAGGCAAGCCCGGAGATGACAACTGTCGCGGTACAGATCGTTCGGTAGTTGTTATCGAGCGTTCCATAGTTGGTCACCGGAACGTAGTTTGATGTGTGTCCGGTGATAAGTTGTCCGTAGCTTGGCACCGTCACCGCGTTGCCATCGAGAAACAGGGTGCCAATGTCGGCCCGCTTGATGACGGCCTTGTCGATGTAGACGCCAGCCGGGTTGCCCCTGGCGTCCGTGGTGGTCAGCACAATGAAGGGCACCCTCGGCGTGATGCCTGGGCCGCTGGGGCTGCCGATGGCAAACCGATCGGCACGCACGATGAAATCCGACGTGGGCGTCGAGTTGTTGGCCGTCGAGATCAGGCCGTAGCCCGCCACATAGCCGTTTACATCGATCTTGACACTGTACTTGGCGTAGATGTCGTTGTCTGCGTTGAGGCGAGCCGTGGCCTCGGTCTGGATTGCCGCGGTGTTCTGGCCCACCGTTGCCTGCAACGTGCTGACCGACGATGACAGCGCCGCCACGTTGTTGGCAGTGGTGGTCTGCTGGGTTTGCAGCGCCGAAATGTTGCCGTTCACGTTCGCAAACTGCGTGGTCATGCTCGTCGTGATGGCGTTGTCGGCATTGGCGCGGGTCGTCTGCTCCGTGGTGATGGCCGATTCCGCTGCGCTTACGCGGGTCGTCAGTGAGGTCAGCGAGTTGGCCTGGTTCGCGGTCGTGGTGTTGAGCGTGCTGATGTTGGACTCTGCCGTGCCCACCCGCGTCGTCAGGCTGTTCAGCGACGTGGCCTGCGAAGCGGTCGTCGTTTGCAGGCTGGTGATATTCGATTCAGCAGTGTTAACCCGGGTGGTCAGGTTGTTCAGGCTGGTTGCCTGACTCGCCGTTGTGGACTGGAGGCTGACGATCGTGGACTCGGCGCCGTCCACTCGTGTCGTGAGTCCGCTGATCTGCGTGGCTTGCGTGGCGGTGGTCGATTGCAGCGACGAGATTTGCGACCCTTGCACCTGGTCAAACTGCAGGCGAGTTGCGGCTTCCTCGGCCAGATCGTCTGCCACCTGCTGAACCGCCGCGATCCGCGCCTGCTGCTCGGTGACGACCGACAGGTCGATGAGTCGAATCCGGTCGCCCAGTTCCTTGAACAACACCGACTCCATGACCGAGGCCTGCAGGTCGGTGATGATCCGGTTGATCTGCGATGCGGTCAGCCCGGGCTTGGTTTCCTGCTGCAGTTGCGTGAGGGCGGATCGCATGCCTCCGACCACCCCGCTGAGGTCTCCCAGTTCGGCCGCCGTGATGAAACGCATGTCGCCCTTGCCGGACGATCCGTTGCGCACGTGCCAGCCGTCCACAATGGCCCGCAACACCTGCCGGGTGTTTTGATCCTGAATGGCATCGAGCGCCGCCAGCGGCACACCGGGAACGCCTTTTTTGGTGTCGATGCTCATACGGCGGCCAACTCCCGTGCCGTGTTGGCGATTCGCAACTCACGGAACCGGCCGTAGCCGCTGATCTTGATCTTCCAGCGGTCAGACATGAACCCGCCCGGCAGCCGGAAATTCCACACGCCGGTGAACACGTTTTCCGAATGCCGCAAGACCCCATCGGCGTAGAACTGCACCTGCCAGCCTCCGGTGCTCACCGCCTGGGCAAAGCCGAAGTTGGTGGGCCGCGGCAGCACGATTTCGCGCGACTGCCATGTAGCCGTCAGATCGTCGCCGCCGTTGAACTGGTAGATGCCGTTGCCCTGCGCGTAATAGAACTGGTCGGACAGCGGGCTCACAAAGGCGCACGCCGCGCTCAGGTTGGGCAGATCGGTCATGGTGCCGTCGGCCTCGTCAAAGCGGATCATGAACGGCGTGAAGGCGCCGGCGCCGTGGAATGCCACCAGGCGTCCGTCCCATACCGAAAAGCGCATGCCCGACAGGGCGGCGCCGTACTGCTGGCGCCAGACATCGCGCGTGAACAACTGTTGGCTCTGGGCGAGACTGGCGGTGCCGCCCACGATCGTGACCAAGCCGTCGTTGCTGGCGTAGATCACGGCGCCGTCCACCACGGCAATGGCCCACTTGGAGACCCCGGCCTGATCGACGTTGAGCCGGGTCGTGGTCATCGAGTCGGGCGACACACCAGAGACGAGGTGCGGCTGCTTGACCGTCGTCACCACGGCACCGGAGCCGTGAGCGATGGCGCCGACGATGGTGGCCGGCAGGGGTTTGACGTACTGCGGTGGCCACGCCCACGGCTTGTAGGCTTCGCTGAACCACAGTTCGTTGCCCTTGAAGGCGCACAGGATGCCGTTGGGCAGCGCCATGAGCC